ACGACAACGGAGCGATGTCGTCAGCTCTACGTGTCGTTCCGTCCTTGAATTTAAGGTACGTTCCCTGCGGAACACCAAGCCCCTTTCGCTTTCCGCGATCTTCTGTAGTACGCGCAGCACCGTGGATCTCGATACCTTTGGATTTAAGGTACAGCCATCCTGCGAACGTTGCCGCAGTACCGCCAAGAGCACGCGTCATGCGTGGCACGTCTAGCGCTTCGCGGCCTCGAGCACTCTGGACCACGTTTTTCGCCACACTTGGCAGCATCAACGGAGACCTTTGTACAGCGAACCTGGGAAGCGCGATCTGTGCTCGTATGAACGGAGCCACAAGGCCAGTAAACGCGTTGCTGTTGATCCACTTGCTGAGTGCCTTTACAGACTCGGGAAGCTCTGACCGCATCGTGTAATGCAGGATGTTCTTTGTGATATTTATATTGTCCGACATGGTTAGCCGAACTTTGCCTGTCTTACCAGCGCGTTTTGCAGCTACCATCTTACGCACCAGCGCTGCTGTGCGCTCCATTTCACGTAACACGTGCGATTGTGCTATGTCGGTCGACTTGACAACACCAACACCAGCATTAATAAGGCGTCCACCAGCATCAAGGACAGGGTTCTTGCTGCGAAGTTTGCGCTTAGTAGAAAACCCAAGGGATGCTTCAGTTTCTTGCAGGTCGAACGTAGATCTCATCCGGTCACGCTTCGAGCGGAGCTCAACAAGGCCCTTGTCAAAGGCTTCTTTAGTTATTTTACCAGACTTAAAGTCGCGCTTAAGCGCCTTAGCACGCATTGCGTACACACCAGCGGCGCCTTCCTTTGTTTCATACGCAAAACTCTGCACGCCACGCTTGATAGCACCAGGCACTGCCTTAGCACCAGCCTTGATAGACGGCCAGATCTCCTGCCATTCGGTCAGACCTTTAATATCTGAGTCCTTAATGCCTCGCATGCGTGCCAGTGAGGTACCGGCGGCGTTGCCGATGCGTTCTACAGGGTTCAACAGTACTCCGATGGCTCCGCCCAGCGCGTTGCGCCAGCCGGTGTCCGTATTGTACAGCATCATATTGATGCCGTACTCATGGATGCCGTCGTTGACCATCTTGAGTGTGCCTGGGTGCATGCGCTCAGCCGCCTTGATAGCCTTGCTGACCTCTTCAGCGTCAGCTCCGAAGAACTCGCCGTTTGCAAGCCGTGCTTTCAGGCTCTCAACAGCACCTTTTGACAGGCGGTAGTCGCCTGCGTGCCGCAGCATCAAGCCTTCCACGTGTTTAATTGCACTAAGACTACGGATATACTCAAGGACGGCTTCCTTATCTCCAGTCTTAGCGGACATCTCAAGCATGTTTGACGTGAAGCGTCCGGCGTTCGCTAGATCACGTGGGTCTCTTGAAGATAGAAAGTCAGCGGCTTCCTTCGCGCCTGGCGCGCTTGCTGCCCTTTGCACAACGCGGTCAGGGACAACATCCCGAACAGTCAACTCTTTATTTGCTTCAACGGCCTGCTTTGCAGCATCGGTAGACAGCCTGTCCACACGGATATTTCCGATGATCTTTTCTGTCTTTGCGAGCGATGAGAAATACGCGATCTCATCAGCAGACAGACTCGGGAACCGCTCTTTCATGAGCTCAGCGACGGTCTTTCCTGTGGTTTGAGCCTGCTTAACAAGATTCGGAAGGTGCAGGTCTTTGAACCTGCGCGCAGCAGCCTTGCCCTCAGGCGTCAGCACGAAGCGCACGTTACCACCGCCCATACCTTTTCCATGCGACTTGACCTGCAGCCCGCCGACGATCGCCTTGATGTCGTCGATCACAGACGGCAGGGCGTCGATGTCCTCGGGCGTGACAGCCTTGCCCTTCATGGCTTTCATAGCTTCTTCTGCCGCGGTATCAGCAAGCTCGTCCGGCACGTCCTCGAGGCCGAATATCTGCTGCATCCCCTTGGGTTTGGCAGGCTCTTTCTTCGGGAACCACGCCTCCAGCTCGCCCTTCGGCGGCTTGAACGGCGCTGCTCGCTTCGACGCCCCGCCAAACACACGAAGCATCTCATCGAGCTTCTCAAATGAAGCGTCGTCAACACGTCCGCGCAGACCAGCAAGCACCTCAGCCGCGCCCTGCACGTCGCCCTTCATGAAGCGCTCATCCGCAGAGTATAGAATACTATGAACAGCTTCGGACTCTTCGCGTGACATACGCCCTGCCTGCCGTGCCTCGTCCAAACTGTTGATCATTCCAAGCACGCGCTGATGCCACGCTCCGAACAGCTTCGCGGGAGCTGCCGGCTTGGGCTTGGCAGCACGTGCCTCGAGATCGGCGAGAGATATCTTCAAACCCTTAGGCTTCGCACCGCCCATACCCTCGAGCATAGGGCCTTGCGCAGGAGCAGCGGGACCTTTGGTGAAGTCGAACTCTAGTTGACCCTGATCGCGTGGCACTTGAGCCGGAGCGATATCAGGAGTTTTTGGTTGGAACCCCGCAGGGTCGTAGCCCCAAGTCTTTTCTATAAAAGGAAACTGATACTGCCCTTCAGCGTTAGCAGCTAGAGGCCGTTCTACGGGCTGCGCTGCGCTCTTCTGCCTTAGTGCTTCAATACGCGCTTTCTGTGCGGCAAGTCTTGCGGGCGGCGCAGGAGAAGCGCCAGTCGCTGGGGCTTTGAAGTCCAGTTCAAGCTGCTGCTCACGCGGCAACGCACGCAACTTAGCCATATCCTGTGACCACTGCATGAACGCTTCATCACCAGGAAGCTGCGGTCTTGGTGCCGGGCTGAGCCCTTCATCTAATATCTGTTGGAACCCGAGCTGACCGTTCCCGGTATCGAGAACTTGTGGGCTGTAGGGCTTCAGCGCTTCGATGTCTGCAACTGCAACCGACGATACCGGCTTCGCGCTGGCACCTGCGAACACGTCCGGAGATGTGTTGATCGTCTTCGTAGGGCGGCCTGCGAACAGCTTCTGCAGCGTTCCACGGAGCGCTCCGAAATTCTTCGGCAACCCTTTAAGTATCCCAGTCACAGCCTTCGGACCACCTCCGAGCACGAACGGAGCCACGTCGACAGCTGCCCCCAGCCCGGCCTGTGCCGCGAACGTGCGATCACGCATCTGCTCTGGCGTCGCCCCAGCCTGCTGCCACTCCTCCTGGAACGGACGAACGTAGTTCGCAGCAACCTCGCTGCCAAGTGTTGTGTCTGACTGCAGGTTCTGCCTGAGCTGCTCGCCGAACGGGAGCGGGGGACGCTCCTGCATGCCGCGCTCGATGACGGTCTTGCCAAGAACACCTAGATCTCTGGATATATCACCTGCTACAGTTAACGGAGTGAGCGGGGCCACTGGAATATTTGGTGCGTTCTGATACATGCCCGCAGTTCCAGGAAACAGGTTCCAGGATTTCGCTACAGGGTTGCGGATCTGGTCGGCGTCGGCCGGAAGCTTGTTCATCCGGCTCTGTATGACGCCAACAAGAGCGGAGTCCTGCTCGGGAGTCATGTATTTCTTGGAGAGCGGACTGCTGCGGAAGTCGTTGATCTTCTGGATCAACTCTGGTGTCAGCTTGGCCATTTACGACTCCAGGTTATTTAGGCTGTCGATAAAATATTGGAACTGTGTGTCGAAAAGTTGCTTATCGGGGTCGCCACCCACAGGTGCTACGGGCGTGACAGATGCGCCCTGCTCGCGTTCTTGCATAGCCTTAAGGCGCTTTAGATTGCGCTTCTCTTCGACCTGCTCCTTAGCAGATGGTCCTGCAAACGGAGTTACTGGTGATAAGTGTGAGTATTCATAGTTACCTTTTGACGGATCCCACCTTCTCGATGTGTAGAAGATCTTCCCCGTCGTAGGGTCAACCTGTGTCTCAAGACTGGGCGCAAGCCCCTCACCACCTGGAGGCATGACTGGAGTGTTCTTATCTCGCTGTAGCGCAAGCTGCATGCCGAACTCTTGACGCTTGCCGCTCAGGTCACGTGCTCTCTGCAGGATGTTCCGCAGAGCGCCAGTTACGCCGTAGGCAGGGCTGTTGATCTGTCCGTATTGGAAGAATCTCCCAGGGCTGCCGCCCCGTGCGCCGCTGACGTCGAAGAAGTTTAGTGGTGACGCTGCCATATAGCCTCCTTAAACCGTGTAAATGTTCTGCGGCAAGCCAGACTCCATGACCGCCTCGCCGATTGTTCCGAAGAGCTCCTTGACCTGCGCGGCTTCGCCTGCGGTGAGGTCAGTCTGTGCCATGATCTGGTCGATCTCCAGCTGCGCCAGGCTCTGCAGGTACGTCATCTGCTCTGCGTTCAGGTTGAGCGCCGTCTGCATCGCCGCGAGACGCTGCTGTTGCTGCTGCTGGTAATACTGCCAGTTCCGTGACGTCTCGTTCGCCATACGGTCCGCCGTGTAGCGTGCGTCGAAATCCGTCATGTACTTCTGGAAGTCGCTATCGTTGGCGATATCGATGCCAGGTCGGACAGCCTTCCAATTATTGATAGCCGCCTGCCGGTCCTTCTCGTACTGCAGCATGGCAGAGCGCTGCTCCGCGTCCTGCACAGCCTGCGGTGTCGCTCCAATCTGGTTATTAAGGATGTTCCTCAGCTCGCCCATACCAAGAGCGCGCGCCTCAGGGTCCGCGCCACCACCCTCGACAGCAGCCTTATACGCCTGCACGCCAGGAAGACTGCCGTAGTCGGGAACCTCGACCTGTGGGGCGAATAAGTTTCCAAGAGAAGCGACACCAGCACCAGCTGCAATACGTCCGAAGTTAGTGTTATTAGCCCCGTCGCTGCTGCCACCAAGGAAACGGCTCAATGCGCCTCCACCACCAGAGGTCGTTGGCTTGGAGATTCCTGTGCTCTGCAGCTGGTTTGCAAATTGGTCATAGTTAAACCCGCTTGGATTAGTCATTGCAGCTGGCTTAGCCGTACTTCCAGCCATGTTGCTGGCGATCCCAGCTCCAGATCCTGCGATGCTGTATGGGTTGGATGCCGAAGACTTGAACACATCCGTAGTCTTGGGCGCGAGCATCTTCGAGAACACCCCAGTCGGGTTGCTCGTGCCGAACCCACCAAAGCCGGGAATGCTACCCACGTAGCCCGTGCCGCCGGTCTTGGCACCAGACATGAAATTGTCCAGAGCGCTTCCGCTCGTGTTCCCCCATGAGTTCTTAATACCGCTAAGCGCAGATGACCCTAGGCCGCCTCCAGCGAAGCCCTGCAGCGCACCAGCCAGGCGATTGTCCTTGTTCGCCAAGGCGCCAGCACCTGCCGAGATCGCTGCCTGAAACGGCTTCAGCGCAGAGAACTGGCTGCTCAACGCGCCGCCCGCCGCACCTGCCAAAAGACTCTTGCCCCAGTTCTTGAAGTTAAAACCCATGGTATCCTCGCTTTATAAGAGTGGTTGGAACATGTTAGCGTACTGCCACGTCGGGTTCGTCCGAGCGTAGTCGATGTATTTGGTCAGCTGGTCATCCGTAAGATTGTTCATGCGCTTCATCTCGTCGCCGTACGCCATGCGTGCCGCGCTCTTGTTATACGCGTTCGCCTGCTCGGCTGCCTGCTCCTGCGCTGTCTTGGCGCTTGTGCCGATCTCAGAGATCTGGCGCTTGAAGTTCGGGTCATCGTAATAATCGCCACCACGTCCGCCGATACGGAACTCATCCAGGATGCTCTGCTCCTGCAGCAGCCGGTTCGCGCTGATGCGCTCAGAAATTTTGTTCATGTCGTCCTGCGTTATCGCAGGGCCGCCAAGCGTTGGGTTCTTGAGCAGCTCCTCACCACCAAATCGTGACAACACATCACCAATGCTAAGCGGGCTGGTCCCGATACTGTCAGAGATCGGCTGTGCCATGGACGGCTGCAGGGTCTCGGTCAGCGTCTGGTTCACGATCTGCTCGCCGGTTTTGGCAGCGCCCTTCTTCAACGCCTGTCCTGCCCCAGACGACGCGAAGCGCGACAATGCTGAGCCGTAGTTTGGTGACGCAGTGCCACCTGCAGTTGCAGCGTTAAACCCAGCGCGCATTGTTGTGCCTGCCGTCGATGCGTTCGTACCCGCCTGTGCTGGTATGTTACCTCCTATATAATAAGAGTTCATACCCGCTGTCTGAGCCTGCCCGGTCTGAGCAGCATCGAACCCGGCCTTCATGGACGTGCTTGATGCTGGCTGTGCCGGAGCGGCCCAGTTGCTGAGCGCGTTCGCCGCAGCAGCGGTTCCGAAATTCACAGCCGCCTGCTTTCCTAAACCCTTCCAACCCTCGGACGTATTCAGGTTCGAGTCCGGCTGATCAGCAGCGTCCCTGGCCTGCAGCGCGGTAGTCATCGCAGCCCCTGCCATCGGGCCTCCAACAAAAGTTGCTGCCATCGGTGCTACAACGCGATACCCCTGGTCAACATAGGGAGCGACGTCCTCGGAGAACACGCGATGTGTGAAGCTCGGATTAGACAACGGCATCAGATAGTTCATCGTGTTCTCGATCAAACTATCCGGCTCAAAGTCGTCTTTATCTATGCGGAAGTCACCCTTGAACGGCTTCCAGTACCTAAGCCCTGGTACGTCCTCATGTGGGCTGGTGGGTGCCTGCTGCTCGCCCGCCTCATGCAGCACGGTGAACTGGTCAAGCACAGGGTTCCCTGTCTGGCGGACGAACGACTGCCCCTTACGCATGTCCGTGATCCCGAGCGACTTGTCGACGTCCGGGTACGGCAGCCGGTTGAACTGCTCTGATGGTATGACCTTGACGTTAGGCTTTCGTGAGGGCAACATAGTACCAATCTCCTAAATAACTGATGTATAGCCTGTACTGGGTCCCGAGTATTGACAGATACAGCTTCGTCTCTGTCGGTGCTGTGGCGAACGGCGGAGCTGCGAACGACACAGCGACCTCCATACTGCCAGAGTTCAAGAGCGACCTGACCTGCTCAGCGAACTCCTGTGTCTGAAGCGACTCCTTGGATAGGTCAACGTCCTGGATCTTCATCGTATCGCCTCCGCCTTGCCGATGGCTACAGCCGTCTGGTCGTACTCTACCTTCAACAGCTCCCACCTGCGAGAGGTCGCGCTGTTCGAGCTGATCTTGAACCTGTACGAGTTGCAGGCCACAGGCACGTTCACCGCAGCACGGATAACATCCACATACGAGCCCAACGTGCCCGTCGCCAGCACCAGGCTGGTGCCCAGGAGCCTGTCGCGGCTCGAGCAGAGCCGTATGTCGCAGCGCTTCTGCCAGCCGTTGGCGTAGTCGCACTTGTCGTACACGGTCAGGTTGTCCTGCGACACCGGCTTCAAGTGAAGCGTCAGCGTCTGCCCCTGCTTGATGGTGGAGTCCTTCGACGTCACGATCGGGCTCTCCCAATAGTCGTCGATCGCTGTGCCGGCGTCGGTGTTCGTCTCACTGAACATCTTGTATGCGATACCATCGTACCCAAGGCACACCAACTGCTGCCTGCCCTGTGCATCGTAGCACATCGCCCCGTCAGACAGCGTCATGTTCTGGAACGGGTACGCAGCGAACGTGTCCAGGTCGACATTGAACGAGAACCTGTTGGTGGTCTCGCCATATTTCGTTATGAACAGGCGGTACACGCGCAGACGGGTGTCAACAACAGCGAACGAGTTGGTCTTGTAGACGGGATCGATGAGGTCCAGCGAGATCTCGGTGTAATCGTTGTGGTCATAGTACAGGTCTGAGATGCTCTTGATGTTTGCTCCGTCGAACAGGTACACACGCTGGTCCGTGCCCAGAAACAGCGCCGCCTGTCCATATTCCTTGGTGATAACGACCTGCAGCGTGCCAGGAACGATGCCAACGTCAGAAATGACCTGCTTATACTCGAAAACAGTGATGCCTCCGACGTAGCTGACACGGAAGATGGCGTATTTGCTGCCAACGTAGAGGCGACCATTAAGAAGGAACGGATCGGAGATCTCATCGTCGTTCGGGGCAGGCGTAAGCGTGAAATAGTTCGCGAACGTACCGCCGATCATCGTGTTGATGTCTTCATAATACACGCGCATCGGGTTGGCACTCGTGTTCATGGCCATCAGGTAGCCCTGGAACTCGATCGCGCGCTTGAACCCAGGGGCAGAGGCTGAAACCACAGCCATCGCAGCAGCGGAACCGTCCCAGTAGTACGGAGCGCTGTTGTCATCGTAACTCTGGATGACGTACGCCTTCACCTTAGCGTTGAACGACCTCTCGTTAGGCGCGCTCGCACGTATGGAGGTCAGCGTTCCGTCCATGTCGTCCATAGCGTAGACATTTGTCCCGAAATGGATCACCTGCTTATGCGTCCCAGACACAACACCGAAGTCAACAGCGCTGTGCCCTACAGCACCAGCACCAACAGTGCTATTTAGCGCCTCACGGCCGAACCGCTTGCGCCAGCCACCCTGGACGAATTCCACATCCATGGAATTTGGCGTCTGATCTGCTGTAAGGGAGGTGATGTCGAAGGCGTAGTTAACGCCGGACTTGCAATCGTCGACTGTGAACGTCGTTATAGACTTTCCAAGCGCCATTTTAGCTCCTGATGCCGTCGTCGTCCGCTGAATATTGCTGGTTTGTCCTGCGTCCCTTGTAATCTTTGTAGAGACCGTTCAGAATATCGTTCCTCGAGGTCAGGATCATCTCCGTGTTCGGGTCATCCTGCGCGGCAACAGCCTTCAAGACCGAATCATAGAGGATAAACTGGTGGAATTTCGATGGAAACGCAGTCGGAGCAGAGCAGATCGTGTACTCAGCGCCGGATTCTGCAGAATCTTCGTACACAGAGGACAGCGTGATCTGCGTTGAGCTCGTGACAGTCGACACTTGGTACCATTTCGACGAGTCGCCCTTGCCCACAGCATCCACACGGAAGTACATCCCAGCCGAAACGTTCGTTGACCAGCTTGTACCGGTGCCAACGATGTCCGCACTGCCCTGCGTTGTCGCCACAGTGCCTGTCGTGTACTCCTTCATGGGAGCGTATGTCTTGATGTACTCGTATGGGTACACCTTGGCCGTCTTCGGAGGCGGATTGACCTGCAGCATCTGGTAGCCGGTCGTCGCATGGACGCGGGTCAGCATGCAACGACGGATCGGGTCAGACGGCTCTGGCGTGTAATCCTCACGGAACCCGTCACGCGCGAGCTCCTTGATCGGGTCGCCCTGCTGCCGCCCGCCTGTGGTCACGTAGATGGAGCCGTTACGCAGCAAGCGGTTGAAATCTGATGCCAGCTGGTACTCGTCCTGGAAGAGCGAGTAAGAGCCTCCGGATATGGCCGTTGCTCCCGACAACGCCGGAGATATCGTTGCCGTTGTGCCTGAAGCGTATGTGAAAGAATAGATGTTGTCGTTCCCAGCAAACTTGATCTTCCAGCCGTTCGCCGCAGTCATGCCGCTCGTCCAGACCGTACCGACGCCCGTGACCGCTGTCCCGCCAGCCGCGACAGACACGGTGCCTGTCGTGTAGCACGCCGTCATCGCCAGGTAACTGTCCGTTGTGATCGGCCCCCAGTCGTTCAAGCGGGGCAGGTCGCGCGTGTAGCAGTCGTTCACTAGACCCTTGGCGTAGTCCTCGTTATTGAACGAGTCCATACGCGCGGTCGTCATGACGCGCTCGAAGAGCTCCGTGAAAGGGATGATTCCAGTTGTGAGATTTACGGACATGTCAGTCTCCCGTTACACTTAAGACGTTGCATATTCATACAATACAATTGTTCCGTTGGAACCGTTCCCAGTATAAAAATATATCCTATCTATTGCAGAAGCATCGGTGCTGGATACTCCTGCCCCGTGTAGTAAATAAGCCTTATTTTGTGAGCTTTCGGCCTGAACAACAGTACAGTCGTATTGAGCATATACAACATAGGTTGGTTGATACTTGGCAATGCCAGCGCCAAAACGAAGCGTTCCTTGCACAGAATATGCGGTGTCCATGTAAGATGTACCCATAAGAGACGCTTCGCCAGCTCCAGCAACTGCCGTTGCTCCTATGATATAAATTCCCCAAGATGCAGCTACAGCATTTCCTGAACTATCCAGAAACCCGAAACGTGCTTGCATTGGATTGTTTAGCTCATAATCCGCCAACGAAAAGACAATAAGATAGTTCTTCGTTGCCGGGGTAAGTCCAGTGATAGTCTTCGTCTGCTCATTACTGAATGTTGTAGTACTAACGTACCGCAAAGCGGGCGTAGTTATCGAACCCCAACTACAAGCACTTCCATTTGAGGTAAGATACTTCCCGTTCGCGGAACCCTGTGCCGGAAGCAGTGCGTTGATCGCGTTCGACGTAGACGACTGGCCAGTGCCTCCGTTCGCGATCGGGAGTACTCCCGTGACGCCAGTGGTCAGGTCAACATCGCTATCGTCTGATGTGTTCGCCATGATCCGCCACACGTTCGCAGAGCCGTCGCCAACCAGGATCAGGCCCTGATTGACCGCAATGCCAGTGGCGCTCTCAAGCGTGTCTGACCCGTCACACGCGAGCACAAGGTTGCCGAGCCCAACGTTCTTGATCATGAACACCTCGTCCCCCGAGATGTCCGGCAACGTCAGCGTGATCCCAGTCGTGCCGTTCATAACAATGTACTTACCTGCGTCAGCGGACACTGCAGAGTAGGACGCGGTCTTCACAGTGACGTCAGTAGTCACAAATGAGCCCGCGCCAAGGAACGCAGCCGCAACGTCGTCCTGCACCGTGCCGAGCTGCGATCCGAATAGAAGCGATCTGTCATCCGCGCTGGAGAACTTTTTTGTCCACGTTATTCCGGCCATGTTACCTCCACAGAAACACGATGAGTAGACCTACAAGCAGCGCGCCTCTGCCGCACTCTTCCCATACGACATCATCGAACGCCTCGGACCATAGCGCAGTCGCGATCGCCAGCGTCGAGGTGTACGCAATGAACTGCGGTATGAGGCCCTGATAAAAACAGAAGGGCAGGGTGCTTACGCCGTACATCAGTCCTGTTACGTACCAATGATACCACTTAGCACTCTGCCCTTTCTTCTTCCAGTATTGCGTAAGCGCTCCGAACATGAGGACAGCAGTCAGCAATAATGACCAGTGCCACCCTCCAAATAACCATAGTACCACAGCCGCGCAGATTGCACAGCCAAAATCACGAAATTTTGTGTTGTAACCCGTTGTTCCTCCAAGGTGATACAACACCGCACTCAGAGCCGTAAGGCACGCCCAGATAAGTATCGTCATACGCCATCCTTAAACGCTTCCCAGCGCTTTGTCCAGTGAACCAAGTACTTACCGACCTTGGCGGGAGGCATTGCTTTGTACACACCCTCATTGTTCCGGATCTGAAACAGGTTCTCTGCGGCCTCTATCGCCAGGCGCAGTTTGACAACCTCTCTCCTCTTAGGGTCAGCCCATACGGAAAGGGCTTCCCCGATCTTCAAGACCGACCCTAAGTAGAGGAGGAGTTGTTTCATTTCTTCGGGAAAAACTGTTTAAGGATTTTGCTGAACCACCCAGCGATGTTGTCGTCAAACTTCCACGGTGTCATAGGAGCGATGATCGACAACAGACACTCAAGGGCGTACAACGCCGCGATGATCTGAACCCAGTTCTGAGTAAGCCATTCCATATTATTCTCCTTTTACATTGTTGGGTCTGCGTATTTGCTCTTTAACTTAACGAGGTCAGGATACATCTTCTGTCCGACCTCGACTAATTTCGCTATTGCCTCACAGATGAGCCTGTCGCACTCGCCATGCCCAGAAAACTCTTTTGCCTTAAGGAGCGTTCGTTCGATGCGGACAAGCTCTTTAATGATGGCGTGTTTTGTCATGAGGTTATCCCTAGCATTGAAGCGATCCCTCTAACAGCGTTCGGAGCCGCCGCGCCAATCAGACCGCCTACAACGCCAGCTCCCAATGCCCACCACTTCTGATATGTCTGAAGATTGCTGATGGCGTTCTCGGCAATCAACATACGCTGATGCCATCCGCCTTCTTTTTCAGCCTCGTTTACATGACTTGAGAACCTTGCAAGAATAGTCTCTACGTCACGTCTGAGATACTCCATGTCCTTCTGGAGAAGAGGTAGACCCTCGACTCTTTTGCATATCTCGGATACCTCTCTCGCCAAATCGTCATGATATGGGCATTTACCATCCATAATTACCATCCACAGGTTATTGTATCGCCTTCCTCGACGCATTTGACCTCGGTGACCATCTCCGTTGCCACCTCTGATTCTATCTGGGCCGTTACGACCGTCGGCTTATCAATATCGCTGATAACAACCTTAACGGCTTCCCTTCTCGGTATGGCCTCGGAGCAGTCCTTTAGGGAGCCTAAACATCCTCTGTCCATCGAGAATGAATGTGTGGCCGCCAGCATCAAAAGCCACGACGACATGATTAGAACTGACCAGCCACCTCGGTTTATACCCATGTCTTTCTGCCTCGATTGAGTTGTGTATCGCATAGTCTTTACAGTCAATCTTGCCATCAGGCCAGTAATCAAGCATCAGGCTTGTTTTCCCTCGGTTTCAGGACTCTCAATGCCTCACGCATGGCATCAACTTCCTGCGGTAATGCTCTCGTCTGCGCTACTACTTGGGCCAGTAAACCGAACGCTTGCTCTGGTGTCATACTATCTCCTTTTTTATTGTTAGCATCATCCCGGATCTTGCCATTGGCTTAACCTTCCACTTGCTCATAAGACAGTCAACGACTGTCGCAACGTCAGGCCAGCTCTTGTTCTCGTAATCATGAAAGCAAAGCATCCCGCCATCGAACAGATGCTCCCACGCCCAAATAGCCGTTGGAAGGACGTCAGCCATCGTATGCCCACCGTCAATATAGATGAGACCAAACCTGCCACCAAGTGTCGGCAGGATGTCTTTTGAGTTCCCCTTCAATGTAATGGCCTTCTTGGCAAGCCCAATGTTCCCCAGGTTGTCCCAGAACGTCTGGTGCGTGTCCTTGATGATAATATCTTGGCCCCAGAAGTGTTGGTTCTTACAGAACAGGTCGATACACACAAGCGTTTCGGCATGATGTGCGAGTACAGATGCAGACCGACCGCAGAATGTCCCGACCTCAAGGAACCGCTTAACCGGAGCAGCCTCGGCGGCATCATTCAGGACGACGGCCTCGTTGTCTGTCAGCCCACCGAGGATATTCTTATAGTGCAGTTCCATACTCATCTAAAACCTCAACCTTGCAATTGTTTGTCTTGTATATCTTCAGCCTGTTCGAGTCCGGCTTTATCCCGATATGCGGGAACTTATGCTCCCACGACAGGAGGAGCTTACCGGTCTCGTTGATGTGCTTACCAAGGCAGACATCCTGACCATATATTCCATCTGTTGAATACTCATGCGTCTTGATGAACTCCTCCTTGATGATAATGAACCCAGTCGCAGTTGCCCCAACGAACTCAAAGCCGCGGTTCTTCTCCATTTCGTGCTTGCGAGGATACGGAGTAATCTTCGTCTTTTCTTTATTTTCTACCCAGTCCCAGACCATGAGCATTGGCCACTTGTCGTTCCGGGAATACTGCACTCCGGTTACGGCAAGCACCTCCGGGAACGCAAGGAACTTCACAAGCTCTTTATACGCTGTCGGAGGAACAATGATGTCGTCCTCCCATATCACAAGGTTTCCAACGCGGTTCTGATTCAGCAACGCCATTGTCTCGGCTATGCACTTCCTTCTGTCAAGGAACCTCTCGTCCTTGCACCCGATGGCATCAGCCACGTTCGCATACTGCTTCGGTGGATTGTCGAGATAAACAACCTCTGCCCATCCTTCACCGATACCGGCCTTCATCATGGCGGTAATCTCTTGGTCAGCCGCAAGGTCAAGCATCACAAGACGGAACTCCGACCTGTCAAGCTCAAGACGCTTGAACGACTCAAGCCATAACTTGTGGATTGTCTTGCTACGCTTGATGAATGGACAGGCTAATGTGTTCATGCTGAAATGGTGGACTTGGTTACCCAGTTCCCAGACTCCCTTCTCTGAATGACTAAATTATTCCCACTTCTTGTTATTCTCCAAGAACCGTCAGAAGTGTCCGCACCAAAATAATACGCTCCTGCCGCCTCTGCCCTATAATCCTGTGCCCATAAGAAACCATACCCACCCTGCCCGTCAAGAATCTTACAGTTACCAGTTGCATTATTCGCAGAGTTCTGTATCGTAACGGCTTCATCCGTTGAACTGAATCCGAGTTGAAAACCCCTCGAACCATCGGAGTTTGAGACCCACATCTGCCCTTGCGTAGAACTTGTGGTGGAGAATCGTGCAATATACTGTGTGCTTCCAGAGCCCCAATCTGATGTCCTAACGAAGTGGATGGGCCAGTTTGTGTCTGAGAGATATGTCGAGAAGTTATCTGAGCCGAAAAGGCAATAGCCATTGAACGCAATCTGCCCAGAGTTGTTGATAAGGATTTTCTTTGCAGAGTTCACATGGTCATACAGGAAGAAATCCCCGCCTTGGTTCATGTCGTAATCTGTCCCGAGTTCCCAAATATTGTCCTCGTCGTAATCCCCGGTAAGATTTCCTTTCCACAGGATAGACGCAGACTGATTTGTATAGGACTCGTTATTTAATCTTAACCGAACTCTGTCTGCGTCATTCGTATACGTTATGGAAGCATCACCCTTTGACTGCAATACTGACCCGGAACCGTCGTCAGTATCTGCTGTCCCAAACGCCACATATCCAGGACAAACGGTCATGATCTTGGAGAACGGAGTATAGAACGCAAGTTTCCCAGAGTTCCCGGTCAAAGGCTCGCATATTAGCGAAAACACCTTCTGGTCACCTCCAAGATTCCTATTCTTGAAGTTTATCTCACCGGCACGGTATGTGTCTCCTGAGCCGTTCCCGCCATACATCGTGAACGCACCCCAAGAACCGTATCCAGAATCGTTATAGTCCCATATCTCGGATGTCTGCTGTGAACCGTCTTGGTTCGCTACCTGAGTCGTCAGAATACCCTGGGCTGCTGGTGACGTTGTGCTTGTAACATCAAGGAGACAGGCCGGAAGAAGAACTCCTATACCAACATAACCAGTTGTCTCAATCGTCATTCTCGTTGCGCCAGCAGCTTGAAACATTACCTTCCCGGCCGTGGCAGAGAACGCAAGGCCACGAGGGTCTGTCGTGAACACGCCTGACGTATAAGGAGCATACGAGTCGTCAGCTGTAGAATACAACTGTGTTGTTGCCGGGTAGGCAACAGAACCGGCGGTTGTCAGACCATAGAACAAATCCGCAGACGGGTTATTACTTGAAACGGATACGCCAAAATAAGGGTAAGTGTCCGTCGGCTGACTGATTGTCAACTGAGCCGCGTCAAATTTAAGAGTGTTTTCTGCACCATTGAATATCGTCTGTGGCGTGGTCTGGTCGAGATGCAATGACAGCGGCTCTGAAATCGGAGCATAAGTAGCCGCGACAAATGTCTTGCTAGCTATCTCTGCGGATGGAGTATTTACAACTGACGTTATGACATTATCTGGCATTAGAGTAACGCAGGGATAAGCCCCGTGTCCTTCTTAATTGAGTTAACCTTATCGCCAACAGTGTCTGTTCCAAAGATTGTCGTGTCTGCCGCCCACACGTCAAGAGCCGATATTGACGTGCTGATAGACGGTGTTACTGGCTCTGCCTCTGCCCATAAGTCCATTGAGCCAAGAGACAGTGTATATCCGGCAGGATAGAGAACAGACATATCATCAAAGTAGATATAGGCGTTTGTGCTTGTCGCATCGGTAAGACCAGATAGCCGCACTTTTATCTGACCAAATGTCGTGATAGGCTTAAACGGGACAAACAGGAATTGCCAGTCTGTTGACTGTGCCGCCTCGCCATAGACCGTTGTGCCATCGTCATAGTCCACCGTTATCCGCGGCATCGTATGTGTTCCTGCGTAATATGCTGCATTATTGATCTTGCACCAAACTCCGACCATCATGTCTTTGTTCTGGATGTTTCCAGTCGGGACTTTCTGCTCCCAATAAAACGATTCTGTAACGTACGTTGGCTTTAGCCTGATTGCAGAACCGCCAGTAGTATGTACCGTGGTATCAGAAAGCGAAGCCTTTGTTCTGAACATCTCACCAAATGGGTAGTAGCCTCTATCATCGTCAGTGGTATCGTTATAATCCGTAATCTTCAAATATGCACCAATAGGAAAGAACGCAGATTCCGATGTGTCAATTGTCAAATTCCCAGTAGGGCTTTTTACAAGAAGCTGGGTATAGTTTCCGGTGTTCCATGTCAGGTCAACAGTGTTTGCTGTTTCTGCCCCGAATACGCAATCTTCTGCTACCGCACTAATGCAGGGAAATGAGCCCGCTTGCATGGCGTATCCGCAATTATCAAAATAGTTTCTAAGCACCGTTGGATTTACAGCTAAACCAAACTTTAGGCAGTAGCAATAGGACGCAGAAAATGCTGGTCCGCCCCAGAAAGTGTTGTCATTAAATACTGAATCTACCCCAAAAACAACAGCACCGGCGGCGATATTAATGATTATGTTTTCATGCGTGTTATTCGAGTAAGTTACTTTCGCACTCTGCATCGTCGTATTCGATGTGAAATTCCCGTATCCCATTGAGAGAAAACGACAATTCGTAATGCTGATGTTTCCGCTTCTGTAAGAAGCTGGGCTTGAAACAAAATATGTAGCCATCTGGATAAGACCCGTTCTCACAAACACGCACTCATACGCGGTAAATCCTGATGGCTGGAGAACGAATTGGTGAAAAGATGCGGCATCTGCACGGATAACGCTGTGGGTATAGAGCATTGCTGTCGATAGCGGAGAATCCGCATAGGAAAGCGTCGTAACGGAGTTTCTCTGCTTGGAAATATAGCAACCATCAAACACCCAATGAATCGTGTTCACTAAGACGGTAGTTGCAAAGTCCGCTGAATCAAAGTAGATAGAACCGTCGAGCCTGACAACCGTTGCTCCTGCTTTCCTGACATTCGTTGCAATATTAGCAGTTACGGCAATGTCCGTCCCTGAAATAGTGTCAATTGTGTATTCAGCTACGTCACCGACGCCTTTAACGTTCTGCTTCCCAATGAAGATTTTATCACCAATCGCCCATCCAGTTGATTCTGTCGTGACGATATTCTTCTGCCCGTTATTGGCATCAGCCGCAAGTTCGGTATACGTCTTGATCCTCTCTCCGTAGCAGATGACAGACATTTTCGCACTCGTTACCGTACCTCCAGAAACAGGGCGAGGCGAGGATATTGCATAAGCCCCGTTGAAATACACTATCGCCTTCTGAGCGTACGGAATCCTTACCGTAGAAGTTCCAATGCGAAACCCACCATAGGCAGAAATGTAAATGAACCCGCCAAGAGTTAGCGTATAAGAGGCAACAGGGGTAGGAGACCACTTAAGATTACAGATATTTGCTTCCGATGTGTCGGTATTCCTGCAAACAATAATCGCCGCATTCCCACCACTTCCACAGGTCGCTGTCTTATCAATCACTACCTGGTCAACAACTATCAGAACGTCATTATCATTATGGGAGACAGCGTTATCGCACCATGCGGCATACTGATAAGCTCCTGCGGTTGCGGTGCGAACAAGAGAAACGGTCCCTACTGTTCCTCCGGTCTGCGTGAACCTGAACCTCCAAGTACTTCCTGCTGTCGTAACAGCGGTTGTCCCTGCAAACTTGAAAGGAACTATGTGATCAGCCGCTAAGGCATAATCGTCTGTGTACTCTGGACAGACTTGTGCGGCAGTGAGAGTGACAGTTTCGACTGTGGCCCAGCTTCCAGTAAATTGCTGAAGCTCGCACACCACCGATCTATCGTTTTGAATAGACGATGAGTACAGATAAACCATAATCCCCTTGAGATTCCCGGCATTTGAGAATGTGACGTTGATGAAACGCTCTGTCGTTAAAGCATCAACAGAAGCCGCAGGCCCAAGACCTGTCTGTACGGCTTCAGCACGGTAAAAGCCGTTGACCTTAGAAAGGTTCCCGTCATAAGACGCATTTGTTGAATCAGAGACTATCGTCGCCATGTTCCGCCTGTTCGTTGATAGATTCTACTATGCGCTGTCTCTCTAGAACGATGCTCTCGATAAATTCACACTTGGAGTTACCCCATGCCATGATTTCAGCGAAAGTTGTTGACATGGGAAACCGATTAGACCACACGTTTCCATTACTGAAGGAGTAGAAAACAATAATCCCATCTTTGTTCTCTGGGTCTACAATCGTATTTGATATATTGAATGTTGTCATTACGCTACCCCTATGCTTTCCAGAAGTCCGGCATCCCAATTCATTGTCTTGACCGTGCCGTTGCTATAAGTTATGGTGTTCAAAGTTCCATCCACGTTGTACGCAAGAACCTTATAAAACCCACTTGGATAATCTACCCGCGTCAACACCCCTGCCGTATAGGTGAACTCTGGCTCAGAGGCGTTAATAGGATAACCATTGATAATCTCCTGTGGTGTTGCTTGGTCAAGTTTTAGCCTCGCATCCAACTGCGTCTGAACGGCAGAGGTAACGCCCTTGACGTAAGCAAGCTCTGCAAGGCTCGGATACGTCGCAACAGCAAGAGATGTCAGTTTCTTGTTTGCGTCTGTGGAAAGGATCTGGGATGCTGTCAGATTTGTTAGCGTGGCATCTGTGGCTTGGACAGAGCCAGCCAGCGTGACATTCCCTGTCGTCTGCGCTATCGTGACCCGTGTGCCTGTTGCGTCGTCTATCTTGATTGCGTCAGAAGCGTTTCCGTCAGTCCAAAACTTTGCGGTCTGCGTGCCGTTCTTCTCAAGGACAAACTGAGGGTATCCCTTTGTAGATGTTCCAGTATCATACTCTTGTGTCGGTGGTGTGAAGTCAGCAGTCCACCTTGCGATACCTTTCGAGATTCTAAACTCGTCAATGTATCCGCTGAATCCAGCCGTCCCAACAGATGAAGCAAACAACGTCAAGATATTTGTCGATGTCGTCATCGAGCCTGTAACGCCAGTGCATGATCCAATCGCTACACCATCGACATATCTTGTAACCGTGCTTCCATATTTTACATAGGCAAAGTGATGCCAGTTGCTGTTTGAAGGGAACTGTCCGGCGGTAAGGTCTGCTATATTTACCGGATTTCCACCCGTATAATCCATGTAAATCGCACCAGACACACGATGATAAAAGAACGGAGTGGCAGTATCTTTCTTAGAGATAATCCTTAACTGCTGGGTAAAGTCCGTCATCCACGCCCAGTAGTCAATCGTCCAGTCACCTGTCCCGAACGCCCAATCCGTGCTGTTTGGCGTCGTTAGATAATCTCCAGCCCCATCAAAGTATCCAGACACGCCACCGAACTTACTCTTTGTCGCAACCTGACTTGCCCCACCAACTGTCGTCATCGCCTTCGCTGAAGATGAACTATCGGTGAACACGGTTCCGACAGTATCCATCTTAAGAAGAAGGACGGTATATGCGTCGTTCCCACCAATAGCCGCAGGAACAGAGTTCGTCGATACGGATGCGTTAGTTCCCCCATCCACACCAATATCATCCGTGAACCGCTGGTTCGTGCCGTCGAGTTTGGCGTAGGGGACCAAGGCAGCGGCCAGATCGACCGCGTCAACCACATCTACCGGCAGGTCTGTTGGGAAGGCTTTGACTGTTTCAGCCATCAGCTCCTCGTCACGGTTGCAACTTTGTCGTCGGAATTGTAGGTGAGCGTAAGGACGGCTACTGTAGTACCACCAGAACCGCCCGTCTTATATGTCACGGTCTGGATCTTACCGACTCCATCGCCAGCAGCCACATAGGTCAGCGCCATGTAGTCGTAGTCATCCGGGATCAGCGAGCCGATGACATTGACTTCGCCTTTAACCTGGACGTCCAGGCGCTGCTGCGCTCCGTCGTCCGTTAACGTAGCAAAGTCATGCTGGTCGCGTCCGTGTATCTGTACGCCCTGCGTTTGCTGGAGCATTACGCCTGTTCCTCATGAACATGCCCACATTTAGCGCATGTGAAGCGATGCTTTGAGAGTTCAACGATCTTCTCGCGAATGATGGGCTTGTCAATATAGACAGTTCTGTTTGTTATGACAGGAACATCGATAAACTTCTGGCGTTCGACGAGCTCAACGCGCTCAACGCGGACCTTCTGAACATCTTCGACGAATTTCGGGACCGTATGCACGATCTCACGCGTTACATCACGAAACGATGCGCGCTCGACCTGAATGTCTCTATATACAGGACGCTCGATGACCACATCCTTGAAGACAGGGCGAAGAACTTCTACGTCCTTGTACACAACACGCGGGACCTCAACATTAACAGGCGTCTCAACGACGCGCGCATGTGTGACCTGGACCTCTGTATACACAGGGCGCTCAATGACGACTGGAATTTCCTTGATCACAGGCTTCTCAATGATGTATTCTGTGTGCTTCACAGACACATTTTTTGTGTCTGCTACCTGGTCCTGACCTTTTGCGAAACCCATACAGCCTCCTTATGACAGATCCTGCACGCAGAGGTACGCAGTCAGGGTCACGTTGGTTGTGACATTGTTCGTAGCTAGAATCTTGATCTCTCGTGCGCACTCAGGCGCAAAGTCCATGATGTCTGCTGCGGACTTGTTTGCGCCGATCGTGACAGGAGACTGCGGAGCAATGAACGTACTCCCATCAGCGCTTAACGTGTACGTAAAGGAGACATCTGGAGACACACCATCGATCCCAGTCAAATGCAATGCGAGAGATTCCGCAGCGTCGATCGGGATAGCCTGAGATGTCGCAACGCCAGAAGACGTCAACACCTCGGCGTTAAAAACTTTGCAAGACCTTACAATAACTGGCATAAATCCTCCTGTTTAGTAGACTGACCGCGAGGTCTCACGCCAGACGCTGGCCCCGCTATCGTATGAGAGTTGAAGTGTGTCTTCTGCGCCAAGCGTGAACGCCGCGCCTCCGCTGAGCGAAAGCCCGTTACCGCTGGTAAAGGTGAGTGTATTTGTATCGGACTGTCCGACAAGCGTCAGCCTGTCTTTATCCGTTCCCGCCCCGATAGCAGGGTTGCCTGTGACTGTCACCGCTCCGCCGTCGCCTTGTACGAACATGAGGAATGCACGAGATGCTCCGTCGCGCTCATGTGTGTACGATTGTGCCGCCGACGCTATACCGCTAGCAGACACCGAGAACACGACATGCGCATTAACAGGCGTCACCGACGTGCTGTCGCTTCGCGCAGAGCCCCAGTCCGGATACTTTGGCTTCGGATCCCAGTCGTCGTAACATCCTGAGCATACCAAGAGCCCCCGCTGCTTACGCAGCTTGCTACGGAGATAATCAACTCCGCAACGATCGCATGTGTACAGCTCACGGGAGCTCTTGGTTGCCATAAGTCCTCACTTACATCGCAGTCGTACGAGAGACCTCGACCATGTTTGTGCCGTTTCCAATAAACGACATAACAAACACCTTTGCGTCAACAGTTCCCGTCGCTAGCGTACCCGTCGTCGTGAACCCAGTACTGAACGTAAGCGTCCTAGAACTAGTTCCAGACGCAGTGATGATCAGCGCCAGCGGCTGCCCAGCAGGAGCAGATGTTGCAGTAACAGTAACGTCTGTCGATGTCGTCTTAGTAATTAAATTCGCCACTGTAGGATCAATGGCTAACGTAGTCGCAGTCGTCGAGCTCACTGCATAGACCTTACCCTTAATAACACCAGAGATGTTGATAACTTCTGCTTCGGAGCCCTTTGCCCCGACGGCGTAGCCAGAAGATGTGACTGACAAACCTTTAAATCTTGTGTAAGCCATACGTGCACCTTTCATGTTTAGGCACCGCTCTTTATGAGCGGCACACGATTGTGAGCATCTCGATGATGCTCTGGACACAACCACCGAACTTTCAGCGGCTGTGTGTAATCTTCATGATGTCCGTGGACATCTAAGCTACCGCAGACTTCGCAAGCATTACGTTCGATCTTCCCTGCAGTAACGGCGCGCAATAAGATTTTTCGCGCTCGGAACTTAACAGCATGTATTACACGCTGCCTGCGCTGAAATTCTGTGCGAGCTCTCTTAGCGTATGGTCTCCTGCGGTACTCTACGTTATAAAGAACAGCTTCTTCTCGATGTTCTTGATACCTTAAGCGTGTAGCCGCTTTTATACGCTCACGATTCTTAAGATAATACTTCCTAAAGTACTCTCTACGTTCTGCGTCTTCCACATAACCTCCCCAGGTTATAATAGTGGCGAGGTTTGCAGCCTGGGGAGACCCGCGCCCCCCGCCACTATCACAAGTTGTCCTACTATGCGCCCGAATTTCTATAGAGCCCAAGAGGAGAATTAACCTCGCAGCTCATACGGAACGTGGACTTGAAGCGGGCGTCTCCCGTTTCAAAATCTCCATCGCTCTTAAATTCAGGTTTCCTACGCATAAAGCAGATAATAGGATTCTGATCCGCGATCAAGAACCACGCAGTCGAGCTCGTCAGGAAAGGATCAACGACCAACTGGAGATTCCTGGTCTGCAACGGATTGATCGAGTTGTTGCCGGTCTCAGGATCATAGGCCGAGTTCAGCAGCTCGCGAGCCGTCCACTCAAGGGCCGGGGGAACGAGCAGCTTGCTGGGCTTGATCACCTGCTGCAACGACCGATCAGTCGTTGTGTTTTCAAGCGCCTGGATCGCAGAGCGAAGCGACGTGACCGACAGCGAAGCCGGAACAGCCGCATCATTGCTCCACGTACCGCCGCCGAGACGAGTATGAGAAGAACTGAAGATCGCGACAGCGTCTCCGGCAGTCTTCGTGGTGCCGTTGAACACGTCGTGAACAAGCACTTCCATCGTCTCGCGCGCGGAACGACCGAGCGCTTTGGACATGTCGCCCATCTCAGTCGGAACATCGGGATAGAGGCTATCCTCGATCATTTCCTCAGTGATGCGGACGCCAAGCCCGTATGTCTTGTGAGCCCACCGCTTGGTAGGACCCTGGATGAACTCATCGTAACCGATGGCTTCACCCTCAGGCTTCTCGGGGAACAGCCCGAGCCCTGCATAGTACGCCGACTCCTCGTATGCCCGCTTGGACGACTTGACCTGAGTGATCTTGTCGTAGAAGGTCTGCCTCTCTTTGAAGGCATTCTCCATGAAAGCGAACAAACCAGGAACGACGGACTTGCTGAATGTTGATCTATTCATGTCAGTCCCTCCTGTTAGACGCCAGCGCCGACGATACCCTGCAGCGCCTGATGGTTGTTAATCTTGCACTCCCACAGACAGTTCGCGATACCGACCGTGTTATCAGCGGACTGGACCGGTTTGATCAGACGGATCTGGTCGCCAGCGGTGTTTCCGCCAGTATCAGAATCGTCGAGTTCCCAGCCAGAACGATAATTCACGGAACTGCCCGTGCCCGAGACCAGATTGATGTTCCCGTTGCAATCGTTGATGTCGAGGTACGAAACCGCGCCATCTCCCTGCGCCACGAACACCTGATCCGGATGATCTGCGACCAACACATACCCGCCAGTAGACGCAGGCAGATAGCTCAGCGGGAGCATATTGGTGTCATAAACACCAATAACGGCCCCGAGAACCTTATTGCCTGTACCGGCAGTCGCAAGGGTCACGTTGCGGTTTGTTCCAGAAGCGATCACAGGATCGCCGATGTAAACAGCCGTTCCGTAGTCCGATGCGACGGTATAGTAGTTGGCCTGCTCTAACTTCTTCCACGGCTGCAAGCCGCGAGGAAAGTCGATGTTAGCCATTGCCTACCTCCTGATTTAATTAACTTTATTGACCTACGGACGGCCTACCACTCACTCGTCGTCTTTCTCTTCAGGCTTGTAGAAGTGGATCGGATCGTCTTTGCCATGCTCGTAGATGTCCTTCGTATAATGCTTCACGCGAGCCGCGCTGGCATCAGAGAAGCCCTTCTGTCGAGCCTGCCAAAGATTCTCCGGCTGAAACGCCAATAGCATCCCAGCCTGTTCCACCGCTCCATGCGCCCCAAAGCGAGACGTCTTAATGAACGGCGAGTTCGTCCGGTTGCATAAGATCCACCCATTGCTCCTCAACGTTGCTGACAGGTCTCTGCCTTTTGTCAGCCATGCGAAGCGGTACTGCTTCTTATGCAGAGCAGCACATTCTTCTGGAAGCTCCAAGAGGTCTGGTTGCTTGTGCGTAACGACACTGGCGATCTCTTTGATCTTCTCCAGGTCCGGCTGCTCCTTTATAAGGTCTGCAACCATGGAGTCGTCTGACGACAACACGCGAACCGGTGCGCTTTCCGAAGGCGCAACACCTGATGTGGGGGTGTCCTCCCGGGAAATTTTCTTAGGTTCTGGACTCATAACTGGGCTCCTTTCTTAAGCATCTCCTGCTCGTGCTTTTTCTTTGCGAACTCCTTGGGATCCAAGCCCTGCCCTTCGCAGAACTCGAGCTCATCTTTAGTCAGCGTAACCGTACGTCCCGCCTTCTCGACGAACTTACCAGGAGCTGTCAGAGCAGCTCTGCTTGTACGAACAGCCTCAGTCTGGGTCTTCGAACTCTTCTTGTCAGAGAGCATTCCCAGGGATTCCATCTCATCCTCCATGTCTCTCATGGCGTAGATGGGTCCTTTAGGAAGTGTAAGGTATTCCGGATGCCTGTCAAGGATTCTCAGATAAATCTGAGACTTCTCTGACGATACGTCACCGAGATCCGGATACTTGTCGAGAACTTTCTGCTTCGCGTCTTCAAGGGTCTTCAGCCCTTCCTGTGCGCTCTTTGCTTCTGCTGTGATCCTACGCGAGTTAATGATGGAGCGCATGTCAACGGCAAGTTGCCAATCCTGGCGCGCCAGGTTATCCCACTCCTCTTTGGTCTGCGGAACAGGGACTCCATTGATGCTCTCCCGAGGCTGCGTTGGCGCAGGCGTGTACTGAGGTGCGGCCTGCACGGGTCGGCTAGAGAACTCTTTGTACTTCTTTTCGAGCTCGGCAGCCTTGCGCTTGTACTCATCCTTCTCGCGCCGCATCGCTGCGAACGCCTTCGGATCCAGACGCTTGAACTCTTTCTCGTCGTCCTCGACCTGATCCAGGTCCAGGGTCTGGTCTCCTGCAGGTTTTGCAGGAGTTTCATCAAGATCAACCTCAAGTTCATCCTGACTCTCTGCTCCGGCTGCTGGCTTCAGCAGCTCTTCATCGGAGCCCGGTGTTACTTTCGGGTCCATACTTACCTCCTAGTACTTTATCCGACTTCTGTCGGCTGTTTGTTCGAGCCGCTTATACAGCGACTTGATTATGTTCTCTGTCTGCTCTAGTCCGGTAATCTCGCGCTCCAGTCCGAACACCTCGGTCGATTCCGCCTTACATGCGGCCGCCCGCTGCGCCTGACGTTTGCTGCTCTGGAGTTCCCGTAGCTTGGTTAGGAGCAACTGAAATGTCTGGTTGGCCTCCAACAAGCGCAGATCCTCCTCGAGTAGCCCGCGCTGCTCCGGATTCAGGTCCTGCTTCATCCGCACCTCCTTTCTGTGACATTGTGTCCTTCTGTTGTGACATCATCATCATGACACGCGCGATCATCTGCTTGTGTTCCTCGATGTGCGCTTTCAAATATTGCGTTCTGTCCGGAGGCCACAGCAGCACGTTGGGGCCGGTGATCTCGGCCTCGTGCTCCATGATGTGCTCCATGTGATTTTCCTGTGGCTCGACGGGAACGTAGCGCCCGTCACGGATCATCGTGTGCTCATCCACAGGATCATTGCTCGGCTTCACGCTGCCCGGCTTGCCGATCCACTCAGACGGCTCTTCACCATATGCTTGCAGAAGATTAGCCGTTCCGAACCAGATCCTGTTCTGGTCATTGATGACAAGCGGGTTGCCACCAAGAATAAGCTTGTCGTAGAGCAGCGATGCCAGCTGTCTGCGCGTATTCGAATCGCCAAGGTCGGCCGGCTGCATCAGATACGCTTCCATCTCGAGCGCTAATGACGCCTGCATTGACTCGGAATCAGGGAACACTTTCTCGCCATCTTCTCCAAGGATCTTCTCCTCGAGTCCTTCAGGCATGTTCATCGAGCACAGATTGAAGATATCCGTGAACAGCTCGGCCAGACCTTCGCGAAGGTTCGTAGCCGCAAGGTTGAACCTGGTATCTGCTGACGACATGATCGCGTTTGTTCTCGTCGCTGTGCCAGAGCCTCCGCCAATGTCAGATTCCTTGCCCATCACGTAGCTGGATGCCGCAGTCAGGCGCTCGATAAATTCAAGCACGAGCCTGATGGCGTTCAGCAAGCGCTCGATCGGGATCTGCATCTCAGGGAAATACACATTGTTCTGCGGATTGCTGACAGGGTACATCGCGCGAGGCTTAGCCACATGCTCATCGGGATCATAATCGCCGTTCGGATCATAGAAGCCCCACTTCATAACGCTAAGTGTGTTCGCATCTGTCAGCTGTCTGAAGCACGCGTCGATCTCTTCAGCTAGAGGCTTCACCTGTTCCAGCAGCCCGATGCCCAGAAGCTTGTCGCCAATGCGATCGATGAACGTCTTGAACACAAGCGGCCGTTTGCCTGTCCGCGAGATCTTCGCAAGCTTGTACGCGCGCAGGAATATCTCCTCGTTCTCCGCAACCAGCGCCACGATCTCTTCATCGAACCCATCGCCATCCGCATCGTACAGCCCGAACCAACGTAAGCACGAGATCGGCATGTTCCTGCGCTTGGCGTTAAAATCTGCAACGTTCTCCGCCTTCTCTAATGTAAGCCCGGATTCTTTGGAGATCCTATTGTCGACCTCGTCCAGCAGCTTGTCCGTAACGTTCACAGCAAGCCCGTCCTTCTGCATGGTCTCCAACTCGCGGAACGTAAACTCTTCCTGTACGATCACCGAGTCATCATGCACGTTCTTCGCGCCCGGCTGAGTGTACAGCTTGGTTACAGGGATGAGGCGGATGCGCGGCATTTCACGCACGCGAAGCATCCGCTGTTCGATCGACATAGGCTGTCCAGCCATATCCATCATCTGCTGGCCGAACTCGTCAACCATGGCGACCTGTTCAGTCTCATCCATATCAAATTTCTTCCGCTCCCACCACGCCTCAGCGCAGACGGAGCCGGTCATCGCAGCGTTCCTGACATACATCAGTGAATCGTGCCGCACCTTCATCCACACCATCAAGACCCAGAACATCATCCGATTGACCAGCATGGTGTACTGCTTGTTCGTCCAGCGAACAGGCTTCCAGCGAAGCGTGTCCTCATTGAACACCATCGGAAAGATCCTGGCGACAGCCATCTCGACGATAGCCTGCGCGATCTTCAAGCTGCGCGAGCACATCCACGGCTCTGGCCGTGTCTCGTCATCACCCTCGTAGAGCTTGTACAGCTCCGCCATCTTCTCGTCGAAGGTGTACTGCGTCTTCTCACGCGTCATGCCCCACGTCTTCTTCTCGCGAGCTTCTTTGGAATTACGGAAATCTTCGAGGATAATAGCAGTCAACTCGGCTTGCTGCACCGAGGTCAAGTTCAAGAGCAGCGGGTTAAGGGGGACCTGCTGCTCACTCTTGGGGGTGGCCGACTCTGCAGAGCCAGCGGTTAGGGTCGTATCTTTAATTTCACGATTCATACAACGGCTCCAAATTGTTCAAGCGGTTTCCGCACAAGCTGCATCGCGCGCCACTTTTCATACTGCTCGGGATACTGCTGCTGTAAGTAGAAGCGAACATTCGGCGCCCAGTTAGCGTTCAGATTCTTAGGATCGTTCTCGGCGCCAATAGGAGCCCAGCGCTGTTGCATGAAATCTACAAACCTAGGTGTGCCGGAATTGTCCCAGTTCTCATTAGAGGCTTGCCCGCGCATGAACCGATCAAGATTGTTTGTGACACTTGTGTTCACAACACGCGTGGGGTTGGTTGTCTTGACACTCAACACACCGTGATTCTTCTTGTTATTCTCTGCAAACTTCACAGCTTCAGCCATCGGGCCTCTAAACTGTTCCATCAGTGCCCCGCGCGTCACGGGACCATATTGCCCGTCGGCGGTCACATTAAGCCCCTGCTGAACTCGACGAACTTTTTCTGAAGGCTCTTTGCCCATAAAAGAAAACCCCGCCAGCGCTACGCACCAGCGGGGATCCAACTATTTCCGTTTGCCTCTTTGCCCCTTGGCCTTCTTCATACCACAACCCATAGTGCCTCCTTAGTTTGAACACACTACGCCCTAATGTCCAGAGTAACAGATTGGACATTCCTGTCAAGGATGTTTCGCTTAATTTTTAGTACCACACCCTGTCGCGCTTCTGCTTGCGTTCTTGCGAGCCGATGGTCCGATGTATCGACGGAGCAACGCGCATGCGCCGGCAGCCCCACAGGGCCAGGCACAGCGCCCAGAAGCAGTCAGGGCTCTTCAACCCGCGCTTCTTGGCCGTCTCCTTCGGCTCGATCTCGATCAGCCCGGTCGCCTGGTCTACCTTATATTTGATGGACGCGGTCTGGCTGATGAGCTCGTCGTCAGGCGGTATGGCGATCTCCCCTGCCCGGAACACCTCACGCGCGTTCCATGCGATCTCATCCTTCAGCTTCTTGAAGAACCGCTTGTTGCACGCCTGCTGCGCAAAGTTGACAGCGATGACCGGGTACGACTGGTGGCGCAAGTGGTCCGTGACGCCTCCTCCAACGCCGGTGTCGTCGACGGTGATCTGGGTCAGCTTGTTGCCTGCTGCTATGGCCTCCTGATTGACCATGTGGTTGACGGCGATCGTGTCCTTCCCGATCAGCTTCTTCAGGGGCAGGACCTTATTGGGCTGGTACGGGACGCACACGCTCTTGTCGTTCCCGAACCGTGCCACGTCGACGCCCAGGTACAGGTGGTCACTGACCAGGAGGTCCTTGTTGGCGCGGTCCTGGTAGCGTTTCACGGCAGCGTCTAGCCAGGAGAGTGGTATGAGCGTGTCCTCACCCTCCTCCGGGAATTTCCCCAGCACGCGCGCCTGGTACATAGGGCTACCTACGCTCCACTCCTCCTCACGTTCCTTGATCCACTTCATATTGACAAGGTACGGGTACTTGTCCGGCTCGGTGATGGCTGGCGAGTCAAAGGCGGAGATCTCGATCTTGTGCCAGTTCGGGTTCTTGCTATACTCGTAGAACATCCCCGACGGAGATGTCGGGTTCCCGATCAGCAGGAAGCGAGAGTTCTGACTTGTCAGGTTGCCTTGCGCGGCTGTGTAGATGTGCGGCTCGATGCCGGCGGCCTCATCGAAGATGATGAGGATGTTCTCTGCGTGGTAGCCTTGGAACCTGACCTCTTCTGATGACGGGAGCCCCAGCGCGTACCACTTCGGCCCCAGCTGCAGCTTCCCGCTGGTCAGGTCGCCACCCAGCGGCACTTTCGCATACTGGTGCAGGCGGCTCACCTCGCCCCACAGCACGCTCATGACCTGTCTGTACGTAGGGGCTGTAGTCAGGACGAGCGAGTCCTTGCGTCCGTAGAGCCACCAGAGCAGGCAGCAGGCTGACACGAAGCTCTTCCCGCCGGCGTTGCAGGACACGACGATCGTGTTCGGGTTGTCCCTGACGCTGTACAGGATCTCCCGCTGCTTGCGCCACGGGTCTACACCCAGCACCTTATTGCAGAAGAACACCGGGTCCTGGCACTTCTCCACGAACGCCTTCTCATCATGCGTCATCAGCGAGCTCCTTGCGGCAGTTGTCCATCATGAACTGGCAGAGCCCTATGGCGGCCGCCTTGCTTGTCACGTGCCACACCAGCTCGTCGGAGGGCGTTACGGCTACGATGGCCCAGTCCTTGAAGTGGTCGCTCATCTTGCTACAGACGGCGTTCATGTCCTCCCTGCACTGCTGCGTCATGCGTGCCTCGCTTTCACAGGGTACTTGAGCCGTACCTCGTCCGCCCAGTCCAGGTCAGGGTCTTCTACAGCCTGTTGCGGCCCCTGTAGGGTCCCGAGGCTATCAAGCCAATAGTACCCACCTGCGCCTGGGGTTGTTGTCGTTAATGTCCAATCTGAGCGTGCCGCCAGCACATCCGCCGCCGTGTAATAATCAGTAGCCATACAGCCTCCTTATCCGTGTTCCGCGATCAGGTCCGCGAGCGTCTTCGCTCCGCCTGCCGTCTTCGCGTTCGTCTCCTCAACCTTCGGCGTCCATCCCTCGAACCGGGCATATACTAGGGAAGCCGCCCGCGTGTCCCCCGCCTTCGCCTTCTTGAGCAGCCCGTCGTCCACCTCCTGCAGGTGCTTCGCCATCCGCTTCCTGCGCTCGATCAGCACCCTGTCGGCGGTCTCGCTCGAGGCACGCAGCACGTCAACCGCAGCCGGCGACAGCCCGATCTGCGCCACGAACTGCCCATCGGTCGTCTCGTCGTTGGACGGGTCGCCCCGGAACGCTACGTACCTGTCATACAGCTCGCGCTTCGTCATACCGCCTCCTCCGCCGCGTCATCCGTCACACTCTGCTGCTTCGCCAGCTCGGCCTGGTACCACGGCATCTTGGTCTCGTTGAAGTCCGGCTCCCCATCCGGCAGCAGGTAGTACGGGTTCTCCTCTGTGCACTCCTCCCTACTCTTATTAGGCATCTTGTAGAGCTTGATCCCAGATGGGGACACATACAGCACAGGCTGCTGGGTCAGGTCCACAGGCTTCTTCTCCGTATGCGGAGTGCCTTTGCCCGGCTTGCTAGCCTCGCTAGACGCCTGCCCACGCACGCGCGGCGTGAACCGGTCGAACCACAGCGCGCCATCCTTATAGGCTAGAACCGCCTTACGCAAGACCAAGGACGCTTTGTAGTCCCCATTGATCGCAGCGATCCTGGAGAACTGGTCGTAGTCCTCCTGCGGCACGGTGAACACGACACGCTTCATCTTTATATTACCCATAAAACACCTCGATTATTGTAGTTTCCCGCGACATGCAACACAAGTGTAACATTTGTGCACAAAAGTGTCAAGAAAAATGACAACTTTTCTTTCACATACGATAACCGAAAGTGTCCGTAGAGACAACGAATGTGCTTGGCACGTGACACGTTTGTGGTGCGGCGGACACACGTTTGTGGCATGGGCGAGACACGTTTGTGCTATGCACGTGACACGTTTGTGCACGAAGTTTTTAATGAGATCGGTCCTATACGCGCGTTGTGGGGTCGATTTGAGGCGTTCAACAGGTGGGGGTCGCGTAGTTTACATAATATTAATTATAGGAAGCACGGCTTCGGAAGTCGTTCCGGCACAAAGACTTGCGGCTTTTCGCCGACGGGAAAACTGCGAACAATTCGCCCTTTTGACTACAACTACAAGAACTAATCATAAATAAAACAAAAAATATATATATATATAATACTTAGCTATGCTAACTAATAATATATATACTTCGTATCAGAAAATCCGCAGGTTCTCTCCAGCGACCGATAAATGGCGCGTGTCGCGCGCCTATTTATACGCATCCCCAATCCCCTCAGATACTTATATTATTTTAAGGTCGTCGCTGTCCCGACGGCAGACGGCTTCATTTTGTCGCAAGTCGTTTCACGGCAAGCGTTTATCGAAAACTTGCGCTTCGGCTTCGGCGGTGCTATGCTTGAACCGAAGCCGGAAGGAACGGCAAAACCGAAAACGGCGCATTTATATATGCGCACAACGAAAGAGGTGCTTTATGGCTACAGGAAAAGTGTGGAGTGGAGTGGGTCTACCAGTCGCAGGCGATTATCTTAATATCAAGATACCGCTTAAGCGCGTGGAAGAAAAATACAAAGACAAAAATGGTATTGAAAAGGTCTTTGTTAAGTATGCGCAAGTCGGGAGCAAGTTCGGCGGGCAAAAAATCGGCGACGGGTCGCTGGCTATTAAGTTTACAATTTATCCGCCTGCAAGTTCCAGTTCCGCCGATAGCGACTTTGAATTAATCGGATAACTATATAGGGGCGTTGCTTGCGTGGAACGCCCCTATATATAACTTGAATGGGGGATATATGATTATCGGATACAGACTGAAATATAAATGCGTGAAGCATAATGAGTATCAAGAAATTACTTGCGATAATAAGCGTGAGGCGCTTGGATATCTTGGCGATATGAGGCGGTTCTTAACTGATTATAAGATAACAGAATTACACAAGGTCACGGAATTCGAGTTATTGCCAGCGTAAGCCTTGCAGAGCGTCCGTATATAGATTATATCTATACTGATGAGGACTATGTAGTCCGAAACGGAAGGATGCGAGCGTGTGGAATGAGGAGGCGTGGCGCGTGTCACGTCTAATGTCCGAAGTCTAACGTCAACGGCTACAATGAGGGGGTGTGTGATGAAAGTATGCAACGGAATGCGTTACAAGATCAAGAATGGTGAGATGTATGTGTTGCAGGGTGTGGTGTGGGTGCTGGCAGACCTGCTGGCGCAGTTCGGCGTGAACCATCATGCGTAAGGAGGGGACGATGTATACACCGACACAATGTCCAGTCTGCGGAGCGCCGTGCACGCCGGGTGGTGAGTGCACGAACGTGGATTGCGATTGCTAAGGCTGCGTGAGGGGCGATGTGCCACCGGGGAAGCAGGATAGCGTGGCGCCTGCCCAGCCCCTCCCAGCCATGCTGTGCAAGGCGTGTGGCGTGACACGTGCCAGTCAGCCACGCTCTTGAGGGGGCGCCCCCGGATTCAAGAGCGTGCGATATATCGTTTAGGACGCTTGGTAGCATTTTACCAAGTGTCTGACCAGTTCAAGGGCGAGGTGCATAGCACCACCATCTAAACGTCCCACCGCCCTGTCCCGTGTGTCGCCACCTGACCGCCCGCACACGGGCAGGGCACCCCCTCACCAAGGGGCAACGTGCAACAATCAACCATAAGGGGGTGTGATATGAGTGTAAGGAAGAAGTGCCCGCACTGCAACGACGTCATCGACCACGTTGACTACAAGGTGCGTGTGGCAGGCAGGCAGTTTGGCGTGGCGTACATCTCGGAAGATGGCTACACGGACTTCGAGTCGAGTGATGATGAGCTCTACACGGACGAGGACACGTATCAGTTCTACTGCCCAGAGTGTGAGGAGGAGATAGAGCGCTACGAAGACCTTCTGCCATACGTAGAGGGCGAGGAGGAGGCAGTGCCAGAGCCCGCAGAAGCAAGCACGTTCGACTACCAGTGGCGTGACGGGATGCGTGTCGTGGTGGACTTTGCTGCGCATAAGAACGTGCTGTGTGAGGTCTGCGTGGAGCGTGGCACGGTGTTCCTGCTCCAGAACGCGCAGTCCGGCTCAACACCCAGCACAGGCAGGAGAGGCTACGCCTACGGCTGGTGCGTTGGGAACGGGTCACAGAATGACTGCATATGCAACCAGACGAGGAACATACGCAACCTTGAGAATAACCCTCTGGCGATGCAACAGGTGCTCGCCTCCAGGGACATCTGGGAGGTGTGACATGGAGAACGTCTACCCAGTCATCGAAATGAGTGGCACGTATTGGTTCTGGGACTGCCAGCTCCTTGAGCTCCGTGAGCTGGGCAACAGGCTCAATACCAAGAAGCTCGCAGAACTGGCTGCGTATGAACGCGCCGAGCTCGTAGAGAACGCAGGGCTCCTCGTCCTCGAGCTACAAGACCTCATCGATGAGGTCGATGAGTTGGATCAGCTGGCAGAAGCCTGCGAGGAACAAGCCTCGTGGGATGCCAAGAGTAAGTGTAGTCATAAACGAACCAGGTACGAGGGCGAGGTGCCTTGCACAGGACGACGCACGTGTCTTGACTGCGGAGCAGACGTCCCAACGTATATGGAACATAAACCAACACAAACAGGAGGTGGGAAATGAGTCCATGGACAACCGGAACGCCGAGCATCACACGCGCTGCAGCCATCGAGGCTATCAAAGCCAAGGCTGTCGAGCAGGGGTACAAGGGCAGCTTTAAGGTGCACTATGACGGCACTTTGGTTGACAGCCCTGCGACCCTGCCGGACATGGTCGACATGTCCAAGGTCACCATCAGCTCCGTGCTGAATCAGGCGTAACCACTGAACACGGGGTGCGGGGCACACGCTCCGCACCCCTCCACTTGGGAAAGGAGCCCTATGGAGGTAGACACAAGCACCGCCTTGAGGGATGACTTCCACTTCTTGCGCCTCGGGGGGAAGACGTACACATTGACAGAGACAGCGCTGCCAACACTCACGGACACAATCGAGACCATACGTTCGACGCAAGAACGACGTGTGGCGCGTGCCGTGACAGCCTTGCAGCAAGACCTCGTCCGCACAGCGAACATGATGAGCAACGAGGAGCACACACGCATCATGCAGGAGCTCTCGGCTGGCTCCGTAGCCGTGCCAACAGAGCGCCACAGCCAGCCACTCGTCGTCCTGAACAGCACCCTGTGCCCCGTGAGGAGCGCCGTGCTGCTGCCGTCCGTGGTCGACTGCTCGCTCCACGGGCTGCGTGCCAAGCTGACACGTGAACAGGTCGCGTCACTCGGAGAAGGGCTGGACACGTTCAGTGGCGATGACAGCATGACACGTGTCACGTTCCGCTTGCGGGGTCTGCCCGCAGCACTCGCAGAGCCGTGCCTGTTCACACTGCACGGGGACAGCGTCTACATGACACACTCAAGCTTCCACACCCTGTCACGAGCGTTCCAGAACGGCTCTGCCCAGTGGCACAAGCTGTGCACAGGACGGGCTGGAGGACGGGACTTCTGGCTGCATCCGGAGTTCAAGGAGAACATCAATCGCATCAACTGCGATAGCTTCGGCGCAGGGCAGCACAGAGGTCTGCCGTTCACACAATACTTCAACAACGCTGCAGGCATCGAAGACTTGCGCGTCGTGAGCGCAACAGCGGACTGGAGGGTGTCATGATGACAGATGAACACAACAGCGTCACCGACCTCGTGGACTACAGCAGACAGGAGGCGATGATGCAGGACATGGGAGCACTCACCATCAACGACAACCCACAGCTCATCGTGGGCTGCGGCGGTGTGGGCTGGTGGCTCGCAACGTTCCTTGCCATGCTCGGTGCCACAGAACTCGTCCTCGTGGATGGCGACAGGCTCGAGCCCACCAACCTCAACAGGCTGCCCGTGCCACTGCGCTGGCGTGGCGACTTGAAGGTGCACGCACTGAAGAAGCAGCTCCGCCTGCTCCGCCCATGCATCAAGGTCACCTGCCACCCGCAGCACCTGACCGACCTGCTCGTGCGCCCGTTCATGGAGGCGCTGCCGTCAGACACGATGGTCTGGGACTGCACAGATGATGCCACTATACAGCAGGCGCTCTACTCCTACATGCACAGCGCACGCAGGACAGGGCTGTATAGGAAGTCAGGCTATGACAAGTGGACGATCGGCGCGTATAGGAACATGTCCGTCTGGCTGCCAGATGACTATCGCCCTGGCTACACAACGACACACGCCAACGCTGTGACAAGCGCACTCGCTGCAGCCATAGGCATCGTGGCTCAAGGGCGTGGCGTGTCACATGATGTGAACATCGACATTGAACGGCTCGTCAACGAAGGAGGCACGCATGGAACAAACAGGCTCGCATGAAAGTTGGGAGGTCACCGGGACAGCCTGTGCAGACAAGTGCTCACACCTTGAAGCGCAGGACGGCGGACGCATCATCATCACCCGCCCTGTGTGGGAGGTCATCAAAACCCTCTGCAACAAGGTCGAGTATGAGTGGCAGGCACTCCTCACAGGCGAGGTGCTGCCCTCCGGCATCGTGGTCACAGGCTACATCATCCCGAAGCAGCGCGTGTCACGTGGCGCGGTCATCAACGACGATGCGATAACGAAAGAGTTCATCGAGGAGCACCACGTGGTCGCTGGCATACACAGCCACTCGGGGATGGGCGTGTTCTTCAGCACGACAGACATCAAGGACGCAGTTATGTCCCTCATTGACCACCATGTCGTGGTCAACAACAAGCTCGAGCTACTCGGTGCGAGCAAGGTCACTCTACCCTGCGGTCGTGTCGGGATAGGCAAGCTCAAGGTGGACGTTGGCGAGCCTGCTGTGGATGCTGACGTTGTTGGCATCGACAACATCAAGAAGATGGAATACGCAGGAACCTCGTGGCAGGAACGCGCACCGCTCAGCAGGTTCAGAGATGAGCGCAAGCCCCTGCCATCATGGGATGAGGACTACGTTGGACGCACCATCAGAGAGGAGATGCACTATGGCTACTAGGTATCACGCCTGCACGCTGGAGGACACACGCGCAACAGCGTTCGTCCGCAGCAAGGCGCTCTACAACCTCGCCGTGCGCTACTTCATACAGCGCAGGCTGAACACGAGCTATAGCTTCAGGCTGTATGCTCATCCGTATTATGACTATGACCTGCGTGTGTCTGAGAAGTGGGTCACGGGACAGAGTGGACTGACATACTCCATCATCGAGCTGCACATCGCAGGCAACGACACAGACACAGCGAAGGAGCGCATCAATGCTACAGACACGCTCGTCGGTCAGTCCATGCCGGACGGCACGCTATGGGTGAAGAGCAACGTCGGCAGGCTGTTCGCATCAAGCTCACGCTGGTCGTGGAACAATGCGCTTGAGGCGTATTGCACACAGGTGAGAGAGATACACAATGGACAGAGCACGCTCTACAAGGTGAAGTCACCACAGCTTGCGTCTATTGTGCATAACGTGTGGCCGGATGAGCCCGGTCAGCAGTGGACAACACTCGTGAACCAAGAGTTCGCAGTGATCTAAAGGAGGACGTGATGCTGCGTGGTCCGATACAAGGATTACCCTGCTTGACACGTTACATCTTGTCTGTTAACATGTAAGCACCTACAAAGGAGGTCAGCATGTTAACAATGAAGGAGCTGAGAGACAAGGCAAGAATACGAATGGCGCGATACAGGGCAACAGCGGCGGGACAAGCGTACTTGAAAAAGTACAGAAAGACTAAGGCGGCTAAAGAATGCCAAAGGAAGTTTTTTAGTAGTCCAAAAGGGCAGGCATTACGAAAAAAACATAATAGTAGCGCATTAGGAAAAGCTAGAAAAGATGCGTGGCGCACGAGTGCAAAAGGAAGGGCATATAAAAGAGCTTACTATTTAGCTCATAAGAAAGAAGAACACGCTCGTTATATTGCTAGTTATAGAATTACCGAAAAGCAGCCGTGTTCAATTTGTGGTGCACCTAAAGCAGAGAAACACCATAAAAACTATGATGCTCCTTTGGATGTTGTTTGGTTGTGTCGAAAACACCATAAAGAGCAGCATAAGAAAGGAACAAAATGAATTTTCGCTGCGAAAAGATGTATAGACTGCCAGACGCTGGCAACTTGCGCGCGTTCGTAGATGTGAGTGTGGATGACGCACTTATCATACGAGGAGTTCGCGTGCTGAAGGGAACGAAGGGGCTGTTCGTGTCCCTGCCGAGGGAGCAGGGCAAGGACAGCAAGTGGTATGACCAAGTGGTATGCAAGCGAGCGGATACTTTGGAAGCGCTTGCCAAGTGTGTGCTCGAAGAGTATAACGGAAAGAAGGAGGAGGCAGACGTATGGAATACGCAATAGGGTTCGTATGTGGGGCGCTGTCCAGTCTGGCGATGGCGTTGAGTGTGCTTATGTATCAGAGCGCGAGGCGCGTGCTGCAGGCACGGCAGTTTAACATCGTGCTTCAGCGCATCAAGCTCATGCAGTTGATCAAGGAGGAGGCGGAAGAGATGCTTGAAGTGCCTGTTAAGTGGGAGGTGTGATATGAACATACAATCAGGTCTGGACAGATTGGATGAATACGTTAAGCGTCACACGATAAAGGAGTATCCGCATTGTCTGGTGACGACAGATGTGCTGAGAGATGTTCTTGAGGCCATGCGAGATGGGGGAGAGGAGTTCAGGTCTCAAGACATTCGTGGATTAGAAGCCAGGCTCGATATGCAACTGAACCAGATTATGAGCGTTGAGGACAGGCTTGCGAGGCTTGAGCATCACCCTATGAAGTGTGGTCTTTGTGGTGAGGAAACAATTTTGAAACTGGCTATTGACCATAAATGCAAGCCAGAGCCTTCGTCTGTGTCGGAGTGTCCGCACGATTGGAAGCCCGTGTTCTCCCCAAATCAGACTGGGGCAATCCGGCATGATTGTTCTTTATGCGGAATGAGCAAGCCCGTTATTTGTGGTGAGCCAAAGCCCACTCCTACGCCATTCCGAGAAGATTTCTCTCCTATTAATGATGCACCGAAGCCATCCGTTGATACGCGCGAGACGATAACAATCAGCCGGACATTAGCAGAGCGATTTCTTTCCGTGTTCGGTAATTGGATACGATACGCAGACACATCACCGATGGCCGATATGATAGACGAACTCCGGCTTGCCTTGTCAAAGGAGGAAAAATGACAAGAGAAGAACTACTTACCAAAATGGCAGAGGCTGTGTATCTTGAGTTCTACAAGACGGACAACAAAGAGAAATACATGAAGGAATATCTCCGCATCCGTGAGGAGATGAAGTACGCGCTTCCGGTTGCAGAGGAGAACCTATGACAAATCAAGACATCTTAGAGGCGTTGCATTTCCTGGCTGTCGTGCAGAGTGATATGATAGCACGGCAAGATGATTGGTTTGGCACGAACTCTATACTACAATTAGAAAGGCTTGAGTTCGTTAATCGTATACTAAAGAAGGAGCTCGAATGCAATACGCCATCATCGTCATCGCAACCATCGCCATCTTCTACAGAACCCTGCGCTACGGGTACGTAGTCGACGACGACAACGCTGCGATCATGTCCTTCAAAGCAAAGGAGTACCTGTGGCGCAACCCTCGCAAGGTGTTCACGCTGCAGGCGTGGCGTGTCATGTATGGAGCAGGCCTGTTACGTGACACGCGCTTCGACCACGGCTTCACGATACTGGTAACTGCATGCATTGGCTGCCTGCTGTACGCAGCGTTCGGCAACATCTGGCTGTCCTTGCTTTGGGTCGCGCATCCCGCCAATAACCAACTCACAATGTGGTTGAATGGGAGGAGGTACCAGCTCAGCCTGCTCCTCGGTCTGGCTGCGTATGTGTGGATACCAGCAGGCATCGTGCTCTGGCCACTCGCTATCGCACTGCACCCCATCGCGCTCCCGTTCGTCCTGCTTGCAGCTGTGATCAAGACACCATGGGCACTGCTCTGGCTGCTGCCTGGGCTACGCGCTGTGCCGTGGCTCGTGAAGTGGATGCAGAGCAGGCTGGTCAATGTCAATGAGGAGCACTATCAGAAGTGGCACGCGTGGAAGCTGGTCACTGGGGTGGAGGCGCTTGGTGCGTACTGGTTCGACCTCCTCGTGCCCACTGGTGTGCGGATGTATCACCCAAAGATATGGGGGTATGCTGAATTTCCCGACAACCTCAAGCGCATGCTCACGTGGCGCGAGTTCATTGGTCCAGCTCTCTTGACCATAGCAGTTGGAGCACTGGCACTGCAGTCATACATCGGTAGCGTTGGCTTCGTGCTGGCTCTCGTCGCTGTGCTGCCGTGGTGCGGGATGTGGCTCAACCCGACACAGCTATGGGCACAGAGGTACGCTGCTGTGTTCAACATCGGCGGGCTGATGGTCGTGCTTGGCACGCTTGAGCACCTGCCCTCCGACCTGCGCTTGGCTGCACACATGGTGCTCTTGACGTGGTACGTGGTGCTGACAATGAAGGACATGAACGCGTATAAGAATATCTACATGCACTTCTGGAAGCAGCTGGTCAATGAGCCACACAATGAGAACGTTGCCCACTGGACAGTGTCCATCTGTAACGAGAACGGCGTGCAGTTCAACAAGCACGGCATGCAGAACGAGGCGCTGATGAATGAGATCTACACGCTGGCAGCAGGGTTCCTGTGGTGTATGCATAACCCTGAAGAGAACCACTTGCATAAGTTTATCAACAAGAAACTAGTCCAACATACCAAACAAGGAGGGACACAATGAGTCTGGAACAATCGATCGATAGGCTGACGGAAACTATGAAGGAGTTCGTGTATGCGATGTCACGCACGCAGAACGCAGCACCGACTCCGGTCAAACGTGCCACGAACAAGGGCAAGAAGTGGCATCACAAGAAGAAGCGCACGTGGTACCAGAAGAAGAAGTACTCACAGGCGCTGAAGAAATTCTGGGCAAACTTGACTCCAGAGCAGCGCCTGCAGCACGTTGCACGGATCCAGGAGGGTAGGAAGAATGGACATGGAAAAGTTTAACAAGCGGGGCGGGCAGTACTTCTGCAAGACCTGCGGATATCGTCCGTCTGCGTGTGACTGTGGCTACAGGAATAAAAAAGGAGGGAAGCGTGCGCCCGTTCCAGCTGCTACAAAAAGCCCTGCGCAATCTGCTGGGGACAAAGAAGTATATCTTGGTCTCGGTTAAAGAGATGCACACAGGCAGGATGCACTCGCTCCTGTACATCAAGGGGCACGACCCTGAAGATATCTGTGTGCGCAAGCTGATCTCTGATGTGTACGATGTACCCAAACGATACCTTAAAGTGGAGGCAAGGTATGAATGCTCTCGAGATAGGGGATTCCTTAGACGACCCCTTAAACCAAACAAGTTTTATTTCAACCATCGATTCGTGCAAGATGATCCGATGTCGCCCGCGGACTCTCCAGAAGTACGTCAGGCAAGGGTTGATCAAGCCTCGTGGTAGGGTCAAGCGCAGTAACATGTATGATTACTGGGAAGTGCTGGCCCTCGTCGGTGTCGTAGGGAAATGGAAGAAAAATAAAGAAGCCCTGCTTGACAAACGGAAAGACCGTGCTACACTGGACACAATAGTAACCGAGTAGATAGGAGGCCCTAGATGGCTGACAGAATTACTGCTAAGAAATCCCCGATCTTCATCCGCATCAGTACCCAAGAGAACAGCATCATCTGTATCAACCCGAACCAGCTCGTGTCGTTCCACATCGAGCAGCAGGCTGAGTGCTACCATATTAAGGAAGGCGCTGACCCCAAGAGTCGAGACCTTGCTGACTATGACAAGCACCTTGCCGACGTGCTGCGCCTGTACTTCGTTGGAGGCACGACCCTCCGCTACGAGGTGGGCAAGGACATCACGGCTGACGAGTTCGGGTTCGCCGTCAACCTGCTGAGCGACTGGATCTATCGCTCGGACGCAGAGCTGACCGCGCTTGCCGAGGCACACGACAAAGCCAAGCTTGAACTGTGGAATAAAACTGCAGATGAACGAGTCTGACTTTTCACGCAAGTTACGCAAGGCTCTTGAAGAGTCCGGCGCGTGGTGCGTGAAACTTTCCGACCGCTTCCACGCCAGTTACCCGGATCTTACAGGGTGCTATGAAGGACTGGCGTTCTCCGTCGAGAACAAAGTCCATCCGAATAAGCTGTCTCAAGGACAAGAGTACGAGCTGACCCGCGTCGTTCTGGCTGGCGGTGCTGCCTTCGTATGCACGCTCAATAAGAAAATAAAACGCATCGTCCTTGTTGCGTGGCACTCAGGCGAACGCGCCGAGTTCACGGACAGGGACCTTAAAGGAGTGGTCGCATGGCTGTACGCACAGCTCTATTCAAACATCAAACTGAAGGCTTCGAGCGCTTCAAGGACCAGCCCTATGGTGGACTGTTCTTTGAGCCAGGTCTTGGAAAGACGCTGACTGCGCTTAAGATCATCGATCGCAGGGTCGCAGCTGACCCATCCTACAGAACACTGGTCGTAGTACCAGCCACGCTCATCGAGAACTGGCACGACGAGATCAAGAAGCACACGGACATGACGTGTGAGCTGCTCGTCGGGTCACGTGCCAAGCGCGAGAAGGCGCTGTTCGCGCCAGCCAACATCTACATCATCAACTACGAGGGCGCTCGTGTCATCACGGACGCCCTCATCTCACGCCGGTTCAACTGCATCATATGCGACGAGAGCCAGGCCCTGAAGGACCCGCAGTCACTGCAGTCCAAGGCCTGCTTCCGTATCGCGTGCTCCGTGCCGCACCGCATCATCATGACTGGCACACCCATCCTCAACAGCCCGCTGGACGTGTTCGGCCAGATGCGCTGCCTCAGTGTAGACATCTGGGGCATGAGCTACTACCGGTTCCGTGCCATGTACGCTATCATGGGCGGGTTCCTGAACAAGATGGTCCTGAAGTACATCAACATGGACAGGTTCAAGCGTCGTGTCCAGCAGTACGCAACGATCAAGACCAAGGCCGAGTGCCTTGACCTGCCGGACAGGCTGTATGAGGTGGCGTATGTTGACCTGCCTGAAGCACAGTCGAAGATGTACAAGGACCTGCGTGACGAGTTCGTGTCGCAGTTCAAGGACACCATCGTGTCTGCCCCAGTCGTGTTGACCAGGCTCATCAGGTTCAGTCAGATAACAGCAGGATTCTACAAAGATGTTAAAGGAGAAGAACATGCGTTCGAGAAGAACCCCAAGGCAGAATGGCTCGTCCAATGGCTCAAAGAAAACCAGAAGAAAGCGGTCGTGTTCTGCCGCTTCCGCAAAGAGATCTCGGATCTTGAGGATCGTCTTACCCGTGAAGGCATCAAGCACACGGGCATTAACGGAAGTGTTCCTGTCGACGAAAGAATATCTCTTGTTAAGAAGTTTAATACAGATCCTGATACACAAGTATTCATTGGACAGCTCGACGTTGCTGGGCAAGGCATCAACCTCATCGGTGCATCCTATGTCATCTTTCTGTCGAACAGTTACAGCTACGGGGACAGGGAGCAAGCGGAATGTAGGATACACAGAATCGGGCAGACGCAAAACTGCACGTATATTGATGTGATATGTCGTGGCACGGTAGACCAGCACGTGCTGCGAGCACTGAGCAAGAAGCAGTCGTTGGCATCCATGTTAACCGGCGAACTTGTGAGGATGGCATGAGACATAAGGTCTTTGTTGTACACCAGAAGAACCGTGATGCGCTCAACGCAGGGACGTTCGGCGAACTGCGCGTTATCTTCCGCGAGCAGGTGCCGGACATATTCAACGTGTCGCGTGTTGCGCATCTCGTGAAGGATGCACTGAAGGACATGGATCAGGACGACTACCTGCTCCTGGGCGGAAACGTGCTGGCCAACGTGCTCGCTGTGCTGCACGGACTCGACAGGTTCGGTACGCTGAACATCCTTATGTTCGATGCGAAGAACAACTACTACGTACCGAGGACGATAGCTAAACACTACATAGCATAGGAGGTGACAATGGAAGGGGACTTTGATCAACAGTTAAGGGATCTGCTCGCACTGGATGACGAGATCTCCAGACGGCAGGATGAACTGAAGAAGTTCAACGAGCAGTACGATGACCTGAGCTGGAAGCTGGCCATGTACATGGAGCAGACGGGGACTGACTCCAAGAAGATCGATGGTGTGAACTTCATCAAGGCACGGCGCGTGTTCAGTAAGGTCGAGGACAAGGGAGCGTTCATGGACTGGGTCATGGCGAACAGCATGTGGGATGTCACTCATATGGTCAGTGCCCAGAAGCTGAACAGTTACTGCAAGGAGCTGATCGAGAACGGTGCAGAGACACCACCAGGGGTGAATCCAAATCACGTTAAGAACTACGTACAAATCAGGAGGTCGTAACATGGCAGACGAGAAGAAAGAAGTCATCGTGGCACAGGCACAGCCGCCCGCAACTATCGACACAGGGCGTGCGTTAGGGCTGGCAGAGAACATCGGACAGAGCGACATGAAGCTCCCACGCATCGAGCTCACACAGGCACTGTCGCCTACAGTCACAGCAGGCAAGCACAAGGCAGGCGTGCTGGTCAACTCGCTCACCAAGGAAGAGCTGGTTCAGCCTCTCCTTATCACACCCGTGTTCGCGTTCAAGAACGTCATCCGTTGGAAGCCTCGCGCCCAGGGTGGTGGTATCGTATATCGCACGATGAACATTACACCTGATGTGGCTGAGGATCTGCGGTTCCACGGCGACCAGAAGCCGCAGGCTACTGCGTATATCAACGTGGTCTGCCTGGTCGAAGGTCAGGACATGCCGCTCATCGCATCGTTCTGCAACACCAGCTACACTGCAGGGCAGGCGCTCGCAACACTCATCGCCATAAGTGGTTACGCGTGGAAGTACAAGTATCGCATCTCTTCCAAGCAGCGCACCAATAATCAGGGTACGTTCTATGTGTTTGACGTGGCACGTGACACGGTGACCACACCCGAAGAGCAGTCCAAGGCGAGCGAGATGTTCGCATCGGTCAAGGGTATGGCAACCATCGACACAGACTACGAAGGCGATACCACAACAGCAGCTCCTGAGGCAGGAGAAAAACGGGAGTTCTAAATGGCAGCACTTGTCTTCGATCGCGATCGCGCCGAAGCGCTGCTAAAGAAGTACTGCCCAGCTGGAGCGACAACAGAGACGGCACGTGGTCCGGAGTTCAGGATGAACTGTCCGTTCCACTCTGATAGTAATCCGTCCATGTCTGTCAATCTGGTATCAGGACTTGGCCACTGCTTCGGATGCACGACCGCAGGTAATGCGTATGCTCGTGGATTTGGTATGCGTGATATCGTAGCCAAGTTCGAGAGCATATCTATCAACGATGCTGCCAAGATGCTAAAGACCATGGGCATAGCCCGGGTCCAAGAGCATGACGACACTGGCACCAAGGTAGACAAGCGCCGTAAGCTCACGCATTGCGGAATCCCAATGCAGCAGATAGACAAGTGGAACGAAGACTTGCTTCGTGACGCTGTCAAACTGCAGGAGCTCCACTCAGCAACAGGTTGGACGATCGAGACCATTAAGAAGTTCAAGATTGGAACAGACGGGACGCGCTTTACGCTGCCTGCCATACACGAAGACATTGTACACAACGTCAAGTTCTACATGCCCAAAGGCTCACCTAAGTACTCGGGCGTACCTGGGCACAACACCAACTACCTCTGGCCTCTGGCGAACACAGAGGCCGAGGAGTTGTGGTTGTTCGAGGGCGAGAAGGACTGCATCCTTGCGAACCAGGAAGGGCTGACAGGGATCACGTTCTCCGGCGGTGCCGGCGTGCTGCCTAAAGAGTACATCCGCTTCTTCCACAATAAGGACGTCCGCGTTGTATACGACATCGATGCCGCAGGTGTCGAAGGTGCCAAGAACATCGCGAATGTACTGGCACGTGTCGCGCGTTCCGTCAAGATCATACGCTTACCTGAACTGGGCATGCCTCCGAACGGAGACTTCACAGACTATGTCCTGAAGCTGCACGGCAGCGCCAACCACATGCGCGAGATGGCTGCAATGGTCGACTCGCACGTGGTCGAGGTTGGGTCACGTATCCCGGTACCTGACGAGATCCACGACACGTTCCTTGAGGACATCATCCCCAACAAGATGTTCTTCAAGCGGGTGCGTATGCATGTGCGCGCCATCAACACCCTGCAGGAGCTGACCTATATCGTACCGCAAGAGGTCAAGCTGCACTGCGAGCGGAGCTGGGGCGACCAGTGCTCGTACTGCCCGATGTACTTCAACGAGGGCTCGTTCCACCTGCTGCTGAAGCCCGACTATCAGGAGATCCTACAGCTCATAGACACCAACGCACAGGACCAGAAGCGCGTGCTTGCCCGCATCTTCGACCTGCCTGAGAAGTGCCCAAAGATCAAGGCAGACATCCTAAAGAATCAGTACATGTACCCGATCGTCCTCATCCCTGCGCTGGAACGACACAAGACACGCCACACGTACATCCAGCAGAAGGCATGGTCGTTCTCGGAGCCGGCCATATCCAACGAGGACTACGTCGTCGAAGCTGTGGTCCTACCGCACCCAGACACCCAGCAGATGGAGGTGATCTGCAACAAGATAGAAAAAGACAAAGCCTCTATAGATGAGTTCGAGTTGTCCGACGAAATGAAGGAAAAACTAAAGGTGTTCCAACCATGTCAAGCGTCGACAGTATCAGCAACCAACTAGACAAGATCTACGCAGACCTGGAGAGCAACGTCACCAGGATCTACGGCCGGCGCGACCTGCATCTAGCCGTAGACCTTGTGTATCACTCGCCGATATCGTTCGTGTTCGATGGCAAGGAGCTGCGAAAGGGCTACCCTGAGGTCCTCATCGCAGGCGATACACGCGTTGGCAAGACGCAGTGCGCCGAAGCGCTCATGATGCACTACGGTGTCGGGGTCATGGCACAGGGCGAGTGCATGTCTGTTGCTGGTCTGGTCGGTGGTGTAGAACAGCAGGTCCAGAACAAGTGGGGCATCACATGGGGCAAGCTGCCTCAGAACAACCGGCGTCTGGTCATCTTGGATGAGGCGTCTGGCCTTGACCCGAAGGACATCGCACAGCTGTCTAGCATCAGGTCATCTGGCGAAGCTACCATAGAGAAGATACGCAACCAGCGGACGGAAGCCAGGACACGCATCATCTGGCTGTCCAACCCGCGCGAAGGACGCACCGTCAACCAGTTCTCCAGCGGGGTCGAGATCATCAAGACCCTGTTCCCCGGCCCGGAGGACGTGGCACGCTTCGACATGGCGATCATCGTGTCGAAGGATGACGTGCCGATGAGCAGTCTACGCGCTGCACGTGGCGTTCGCATACCGCATGTGTTCACACAAGAACTATGTCGTGATCTGGTGCTGTGGTGCTGGACACGGGAACCGAAAGAGATCGACCTGTCACGCGCGACACAGGACGCGTGCTACGACACATCAGAAAACCTCTCCAAGAAATTCAGCTCTGACTTTACCCTCGTTAGTGCTGCAGAACAGCGTATTAAGATGGCACGTATGGCAACCGCCCTTGCAGGCAGGCTGTACAGCACGCCTGATGGCGTAAACCTAACCGTCCTGCCGGAGCACGTGCACTACATAGCGCAGTACCTGGACAGGGTGTACTCATCCAGGTACTTCGGCTTCGACACATGGTCTGCGAACCATATGCTCGGCGAGAAGATCGAGGATTCTTCCAAGGTCATCGCATTCATGAAGCGCCTAGGACGTAACGGCTGCGTGAAGCTGCTTGATATGTCCGCGTTTCAGCTTCGAGACTTGGAAGAAACCATGGGCATATCCACGGATGAAGCTAAGACGCACATCGCAACACTCTACACCAACAATGCCATCAAGAAGATCAAGGGAAACTACTATTCCAAGACACCCGAGTTCACCTCGATGTTAAGCGAACACTCAAAGAAACCATATGTCAAGGAAGAAAGGGAATTTTAATGCCGTTCTACAGCCTAGACGTCGAAACGACCGGACTGAACGTGCACCTTGGCGACTTCGCCTTCAGCGTGCAGTGGTGTGACGAGGCAGGTAACGCGCACTACAGGGATATCATGACCGAAGGCGCGCCAGAACTGCTCGCTCTACTGGCTGACCCTTCCAATGAATGGGTCGGACACAACATCGCCTTCGACCTACCGTTCCTGGATGCCTACAACCTGCGCCCATCGGGCAAGGTGCACGATACCATGATCATGGCACACGTGCACCACTGCGACGAGCCTAGCAAGGGACTAAAAGCCCTGGCTAAGAAGTACCTTGATCGTGAGAACATCGAAGAGCAGCGCCTTGAGGAGTGGTTCATGGCGAACGGGCAACGTGCCCGGGATGGACGCAAGTACATCATGGTTCCGCGCGAGATCATGGAGCCATACGCAAAGGCGGACGTTGAGATGACCATGTCGCTGTTCCAGTACTACCAGAAGCACGGCTTGCTCGAAGACCCTGTGTATCAGCTCGAGATGCGCACGCTGCCTGTGGTCATTGACATCGTACGGCGTGGCATGAAGGTTGATAAGGAGTTCGCGCAGCGTGAAGCAGAGCGGACTGCTGCGATAGCCACCGCCCTGGCACAGCAGGCACGGGAACAGTTCGGTATAGAGAACCTGGCCAGCGACGCTGAGATCAGCGTGTTCCTGTTCGATACCTGCAAATTCGAGTGCAAGAAGTTCACAGAAAAAGGCAACCCAAGGCTTGACGAAACGGCTTTGCTGGAGTACCCGCACCCTGTCGTTGAGCTCATTCTTGAATACCGCGAAGCTGTCAAGATGAACAGCACATACCTTCAGCCTATGCTCACCAAGCTGGACAAGGAGGACCGTATCCATGCTTCACTCAATCAAGTTGGAGCCAGGACAGGACGCATGTCTAGTTCTCAACCCAACCTCCAGAACATCCCTCGGTCAGGTGGTCTTGTGGATATCCGCAACGGGTTTATATCTCGCGGAGATGGATGGAAACTCCTGCTCGTGGATCTGTCACAAATCGAGCTTAGAATATTGGCCCACTATTGTAAAGAACCCGCAATGCTCGATGCGCTCGCAACACGAGAGGGCGATCTACACGCAGCTACTGCAGAGCGGATGTTTGGATCACGCGAAAAGAAGTATAGAACCATAGCCAAGACACTGAACTTCGCGACCATCTACGGGGCGGGTGCCAAGCAGCTCCTGCGCACGCTGAACAAGGCGCTACCTGGGGCTGAGTTCACACTAGAGCAGGTCAAGCAGTTCAAACGGGACTACTTTGGGGCGTACCCGATGTTGCAGGAGTTCATATGGCGTGTTCAGGGAGTCGTGTGCGAGCACGGGTATGTGTTCGATACGTTCGGAAGGAAGTATTACTGCGAGCGGGATAAGGCGTATAGAGCCGTGAACTACCTCATCCAGGGCTGCAGTGCTAACGTGTTCAAGACGTCGATGTCACGCGTCTACGAGTTCCAGCGTAGTCATGATCTTCGTTCGTGTATGATCAACGTCATCCACGATGAATTCATCTTTGACCTGCATGACAGTGAAGAGCGTCTCGTCCCAGACATTGTTCGTTTGATTGAAGATCATACTCAGTTCCGTGTTCCGATCTTCGCTAACGCTGCTATCAGTTCGACTCACTGGTCTGCGAAAAAGGACTACTCAATAGTCCAGGCCCCACTTCTCTAGGATGCCGCTGTCCTTGTTGCGCATCTGGTACCGCATAGCATCACGTTCCTTTGGCGACATCGCGTCGAGCTGGTCTTCCATCTTCCAGCGCATGTCCTGCATATGGAATGACATGACTTCTGCCACGATCTTCTTGACCTCTGTTAGTTTCTCACTGCGCGGAAGCTCTTGGAACCAGGGCTCAACAGCCAGGGCTTTGAGTTCTTCGTGAAGCTCAGGACCAGCCGCTTTTAACAAGGCTGTCCTCTTATCCTGGCTAACAGGTACCCCATCCAGCGTCTTGGCAGGCGCTTGTGGGTACCAGTCCAGCTCCTGTAGCATCTTCAGTGCCGGGTCATCTGTAGGCTGCACGCCCTTGCCAAAGATGGTGTCAATAGGACCAGTCAGACCGACGCGCTCCATAGGCTTACCAAAAATATCGACCTGCTCAGGCACAGATTTCTGCAACCCGAACCCGATAGCGGCTTTATACTCCTCACCCAGGCCGCGTGGCGCGCGATACGCGGTGTCCTTCTCCTGTCCCCAGCCCTTACGCTGCGCTTCACTTAGTAGGCGTGGTGTGGTTACGCCAACAAGCCTGCGCTGCGCGGATCCAACGACAGCATTACGGTCTAGCCGCTCACCCTCGGACTTACCTGGGTATACGTCGCGCTCGCCTTCGGGAGCAGAGAGCCAGTCTTCAAGAGCCGTAAGTGTGTCGCGCGTTCCTGTAAACACAGATCCTGATATCACGTTACGCCCCAAGTCCTTGGCCGCCTCGGTCAGCGCGGCAGGTACCGGCTTGCCTTCCTCTATTGCGCGATTTGCGTCATCGATAGCGGCGTACGCTGCGAAGTAATACGACAACGGAGCGATGTCGTCAGCTCTACGTGTCGTTCCGTCCTTGAATTTAAGGTACGTTCCCTGCGGAACACCAAGCCCCTTTCGCTTTCCGCGATCTTCTGTAGTACGCGCAGCACCGTGGATTTCGATACCTTTGGATTTAAGGTACAGCCATCCTGCGAACGTTGCCGCAGTACCGCCAAGAGCACGCGTCATGCGTGGCACGTCTAGCGCTTCGC